GTAACGCCTTCGCCGGTAACGCCTTCGCCGGTAACGCCTTCGCCGGTAACGCCTTCGCCGGTAACGCCTTCGCCGGTAACGCCTTCGCCAGTAGCATGTTCAGTTGGGTGTATAGGTTCACTTTATTGTAAAGATTTATATTTAGTAGGATGTACCACTTATCAATTTGCTAACTGTTCTACGGTAGCAAATTACACAGTACAAAATTGCGATTTAACTGATCAAATTTGTAGTGGAGGTTCTTGTGTAAATACGCCATCGCCAATAACTCCTTCGCCAATAACTCCTTCACCAATAACTCCATCACCAGAAACGCCATCACCAATAACTCCATCACCAGAAACGCCATCACCAATAACTCCATCACCAGAAACGCCATCACCTGAAACACCATCACCAATAACTCCATCACCAGAAACGCCATCACCAGAAGCACCTGCGCCTACACCTGCTCCGACATCTTCGTGTCAACACGACACATATGCCTGTTTTGGGGTAGATTTATATTATTGTTCGTTTGGAACCTATGTATTAGCATGCGTGGATTATGTAGACTGTGGTGGAAGTCAGTTTTTATGTACATAAAATTGTTATAACTACACAACAACTTTTAGTAGAATATTATGGAAGAAAACGTACTAGATTATACAATTCCTAAATTTACAGGTAAACACAAACATCCTGTAGATACTTTAAAAAAATCACTTACATTAAAATATGTGGACGATGAATCTGGTGTAGAACAGCGCAATGATGATGATTTAATTGAAGCTGATTCTAGTACAACCCGTATGCGTCGATATAATAAAAAAAATAGAGAAAAAGTACGTCAATATCTAAAAAAGACACAAGATGATCGTGTTGCTCGTAACAGAGACAGACGTAAAGCTGTCGCAAAACATGGAAAAACTAAAATGAAAAATCACGATGTCCATCATCCAAACGGTCCACATAACGGTAACGCACGTTTAACTAAAAAAGATCACGGTAGAGATAAAGTTAATGAAGTATTTCGTATGATTGTGGAAGGTGGTGCCGCTGGTCATATGGCACATCCATACGAAGATGACTCGTTGACGTTTGCCCAAGTAAAAGAAATGATTCATCGTGGATTGGTGGGGGCATTAGACGCAGAAGCTCCCGTTACCGAAAAATTAGATGGTCAAAATATTGCATTTACTATTCGTGACGGGGAAATTCGGTTTGCTCGTAACAAAGGACAAGTTAAGAACCGTGGTCAAAATGCATTAGATGTAGCTGGTATCCGAAATATGTTTGCGGGTAGAGGCAATATTGAACGAGCTTTTACTGGAGCCGCAGAAGATTTACGAGATGCAGTTGCTAAAATGCCACCTGAACAACGTGACGCTATTTTTGGTAACGGTAGTAAGTTTATGAATGTGGAAATCATTTTTCCAGATACAAAAAACGTTATACCATACGATAAATCAGTATTGGTATTTCACGGAACTATTGAATATGACGAATCGGGGGAAGAGATTGGTCGTTCACAAGATGATGCAAAGGCCGTACACGATGCATTAGTGAAGGCAAATGCGAGTAAGCAAAAAACATTCGGTATCTCTGGTCCAAAAACCATTACATTTAGTGATACAGATACCTCTCGCAACAAGAAAAAGATGCAAGAGTATATTCGTCGTATTCAGCGATTGCAAAATGAGTATAGATTAGATGACGATTCTACTGTTGAAGAGTACAAGCGTGAATGGTGGGGTCGTGAAATTGATGCAATGGGGTGGGATTTAACCGATGAACAGCGAGAAGGATTAATTGGTCGTTGGGCAATGGGTATCAAGAAGTTTGGCCCAAAAGATATTGAAGATAAAGAACTGAAAAAGAAAGTCAAAGAATTTGAAAGTGAACACGTTCCAAGTCTCCAACGTAAGGCAGCACAACCATTAGAACGTACCTTCTTGCAAGTAGGTACGGATGCAATGCGTCGAGTCACGGACTTCTTGGGTTCTAATAATCCACAACTAGCTGCTCAATTAAAGAAAGAAGTGTTAGATACTATCCGAGAACTTCAAAACACCGATGACCAGAACAAATTAGCTAAACTTCAACAGCAAGTAGAACGACTACAGGCGTTAGGGGTAGATAACATCGTTCCATCAGAAGGTATGGTGTTCGTCTATAACGGTAAACCTTATAAGTTTACAGGCACATTTGCCCCAGTTAACCAAATTTTAGGCACCTTGAAGTTTGCTGCTGGAAAAGCCGAAATAGTCGAACCAGCAGAATCACCAGAAAAGGCAGCAGAACGTAAAGCATCTCCTGCGGCACAACCAACTGTAGCAAATAAAACACAAGCACGAGGACCAAAACGTACTGTAGCTATCTTTGCTGGACGATTCCAACCATTTCACGCTGGACATTATAGTGTTTATGAGGCATTGGTAAAGAAATTTGGTAAGGACAACGTATATATTGCCTCATCAGATGTTACAGACCCAGTTCGTTCTCCGTTTGGGTTTGACGAAAAACACAAAATTATCACAACAATGTTTGATGTTCCAGAAGATCACGTAGTTCAAGTAGCAAATCCATATGCTCCAACGGAAGTATTAGAAAAATTACCACCGAACACAACTTACGTTACCGCTGTCAGTCAGAAGGATGCAGAACGATTGGGTTCAAAAGGTAAATACTTTAGACCATATGAAGATGGAAAATCAACAGAAGGGTTTGCTGACCGTGGGTACTTTATTGTAGCACCAGAATTTCAATTGTCAGTAGATGGTAAGAACATTAGTGGTACTCAACTTCGCCAAGTAATGGGCGACCCGAGAATTACTGAACGGGCTAAAAAGGAAATCTTTACAAAAGTATATGGTAGATTTAATCCTGAAATATTTAAGAAAATTGTCAAAACAACGACGGAATCGGAAGAGGCTCGTCAATTAACTGCACAATATGGTGATAGTGGTAAGAAAAGAAAAGCTAAAAAGGTAGCTAAAAAGACAACACCAAAAAAGACGGCACCAAAGAAACCAGATGCACAGCAAATGCAAAGCGCTCGAGATGTGTTACGTCAACGCATAAAAAATCCAAAGACCGGTCGTGAAATTTATGTTGCAACCGCATTAGGATATGATCTAACTGACCCAATGCGTAAACAAGCAGAAAAATTGGTTCGTCAAGCAATCGCAAGAAGTAAAAAGAAAAAGTAAGATAAATTTATAGACTATGTATATTAGTACTCTCGAAATGAGGTGGTTATGAATCACGACGCAATAAATGATGTTCGAAGAAAAATAAATGAAGTTATGAAAAAAAACGATGAACGCATTGTTGTCGGGTGGCGACCTGAATTAGAAGAAAAACATCAAGAGGGTGATGTTTGGGAAGCCCGTGACGGTACAAAATGGACAATGAAAAATGGTATTAAACAGAAGGTTACAAAACTAGATGCTGCAAAAACTCCGTGGTGGTGTCCAAAATGTAGTAAAGCACTTAATCATCGTTTAGATGTTAAATTTTGGCGCATTCGTGGACACTGTTTTGACTGTAATATTAAAGAAGAAATGGAAATTCGTAAACAAGGTAAATGGGAAGAATACGAACAGTCCTTAATGCGAGCTAATTTTATAGCAGAAATGAAAGACACATTGCAAAGATTAGAACACATCAAAGAAAATCTTTCTGCTCCAGAGGTTATGCATTTTGATGACCACGAAAAGAAAGTATTGATGGTGGAAAAGTGGGACGTTGATTTAAATAAAATACGTTCTGATTTAGAACAAGATATTACAATTCTCAAAAAGAGTATTGAAAAAGCTGAAGCCGGAGATTTCACCGATGAAGATATTAAATGAAGTAATTAAATTTGGTAAAGCGTTTGGTCAATTAACACAAATAAGCCAAATTGCTGTCGCCGTGATTTTAATAGTTGTTGCATTTTCTGTTGGTAATTGTAATGGTAAAACTGAACTGGATTCATTTTTAGTAGAATACAAAACGCTACAAGAAAATGCAAAAAAGACAACAGTATATGCGGACTCACTACAACGTGAAGTCACACAGCTAGTAGATAGTGCAAAACGTCAAGATGATAAGATTAAAAAATTAACTATTAGTATTTCGTTTAGAGAACAACAAAAAGTAGCACAAGTTCGACAACTTGCTCAACTTGAAAACAGAATTGAAGCGGCTAAGGCAGATTCTAACCTAATAGTCGTTGTTGCCACACAAGATACCGTAATTACAAATTTAAAAGAACAAGTAGTAACTACGGAAGCAATTGTTGATGACCAAAAACAAGTTATTCAGGCTCAGTCAACTCAAGTATTGGCGTTAAATCAAGCGTTAACATTATCGACGATGCGGGGAGACAGCCTGCAGACCGTTTTATCATCTTTACCAAAAGCTCCTTCTAACCCTAATAAGTTTTTCTTTGGATTAATACCAAAGCCAAGTAGAACTGTTGTCGGTGTTGTGGCACTTGCGGCTGGAGTTGTTGTAGGGAGTCAACTAGGACGGTAAAATGACACAACCAAATATAAAAGATATTATTAAAGCAGAGTTTAAAAAGTGTGCGGCGAGTCCAGAATACTTTTTAAAGAAATACTCATTTATTCAACACCCGATTCGCGGTCGGGTGTTGTTTGATTTATACACATACCAATTAAACGCGATGCAGGATTTTGAAGAAAATCGATATAATATTGTTCTTAAGGGACGCCAGCTCGGATTTTCTACATTGGTTGCAGGATATGCATTGTGGTTAATGTTATTTCATAAAGATAAAAACGTATTAGTTATCGCAACAAAACAAGATACTGCAAAAAACTTGGTAACAAAGGTAAGATTTATGCATGCCAATCTTCCCGTTTGGTTACGAGGAAGTATGGTAGAAGATAATAAGTTATCGATGAGATTTGCAAATGGATCGCAAATTAAAGCTGTAGCAAGTAGTAAAGATGCTGGTCGTTCTGAAGCATTGTCTCTTCTTATTCTTGACGAGTGTGCGTTTATCGATAACGCGGAAATTATCTGGACCGCAGCATCCAGTACGTTATCAACTGGTGGTAAAGCTATATTAATTTCTACTCCAAATGGTGTCGGTAACTTCTTCCACAAGATGTGGCAACAAGCAGAAGCAAAAACAAATGAATTTAATACAATATTATTAGATTGGAGAGTTCATCCAGAACGAGATCAGGCATGGAGAGATAGACAGACTGAAATTTTAGGTGAGATGCAAGCGGCACAAGAACACGATGCATCCTTCATATTTTCAGGTAACACAGTCGTCAGTCCAGATATAATTGAATTCTATAAAAGAACACATATCAAAGAACCAATATCAAAGCAGGGATTTGATAACAACCTATGGGTATGGGAGTATCCTATTCCAGGAAAGACGTATATCGTCGCTGCGGACGTTGCACGTGGTGATGGCGAAGACTTTTCTACATTTCATGTTATTGACGCAGAACGATCTTTACAGGTAGCAGAATATAAAGGTAAATTATCTACAAAAGAATTTGGTAATTTGATGATGTCTATCGCTACACAATATAATGACGCTTTATTAATACCTGATAATTCATCGATTGGATGGGCGGCAATTCAACAAGTAATTGACAGAGGATACCGAAATCTATTCTATATGTCAGCAGATATGCATTATGTAGATGTTGAACATCAAATTACTGACAAAAAATTTGTTACTGAACGAAATATGAAACCTGGATTTGTTGTTTCATCTCGAACGCGTCCGTTGATTATCGCTAAAATTGAAGAATATATGCGAGAAAATGCCATCACAGTCCAATCTGTAAGAACTATAACTGAATTTGAAACTTTTATTTGGAAAAATGGTAGAGCAGAGGCATTGCAAGGATATAATGATGACTTAATATTTGCATTAGGAATTGGTTTGTGGGTACGAGATACGGCACTACGATTGCGTCAACAAGGAATTGAATTAACAAAATTATCGTTAGAACGCACTGCGTATACAACTATGCCTTTTGCACTAAACGGAAATCAAGTAAAGAACCCATACCAGATGCAAATCGGGGATCGACAAACAGAAGATATTACTTGGTTACTTGGATAAATCCATAGATAATACAATTTTTCCTTATATTTATATAATGACATCGTTTTTGAGACATATATGAAACCTGATGAATTGAGAGAATTAGTTCGAACTGAATTACATAGTCTTATGAACGTTCAAGAAAAATCGGTTCCGCAACCTTACAATAGAAACGGTGCACGGGAAATGACTAGTGCTCAAGTTAAACGTAGGGATAAAGTTGGACAAAAGATGTTAGACAATCCCGGCGCAGTTAAATACTTTAAAAAAGAATTTGGCGACGAGTGGGAAGATTATTTGTGGGCAACAGCAACCAATATCGCCATCGATGGTGGAGAGTAATTATGATTCGTTTAACGGGATTAGTAAATTTAAGACCAGTTGTGACTTTAAAAGGGTCTGCATTAGAAGAAGCAGAACTTACTGATAAGCAAAAACAACTTGATGTTGATAAAGATGGTAAGATTGAAGGTGATGATCTTGCAAAACTTCGTGCTAAAAATGAAACTCACGGAGGTGATCACGAAGTATCAATGGCACAAGGATTATTAGACGATATTATTCGTAGTGCAACTGAACTCAAGGCAAAGATGGGCGCGGGGGAAAAGGATATTCCAGCGTGGATTCAAGACCACATTTCTCAAGCACAAAATTTTATTAATCAAGCATCTACTAACTATCATGAATATAATACACCTATGGAAAATATGCCGTGTGAGGGTGAAGGTTGTATGGATGCACCAGTAACCGAAAAAGCACCAGAGGGATGGGAAGGTACGGTTAAAGCAATGAAAGACGAACCTGGTATTGATAATCCGTGGGCATTAGCACATTGGATGAAGAACAAGGGATATAAATCACACAAAGGACAATAAAATGAATAACGCGTTTGATTTTAAAAAATTTGAAAAACGCTTATTAGAAGCTTTACAACGAAACGAGAAATTTATTAAAATTCTCGAAGAGCAAGAATCTGCTGCTGACCAAGCTAAAAAAATGGGTTTAAAAAGTATGGGATTCGGTCGTTGGGGTAAGGACGATAAAGTAACTCACAAAACCACAGATGGTAAACTCGAACCAGTAAAACAAGATGATGAGAAAGAAAAAGAAGCTCCATCTGGTGAGAAAAAACCACAAGATAATCAACCTAAAAAAGACACAGCCGCAGGTGAAACTAAACCAGAACAACCTAAAGAAGAACCAGACCCAGCTAAAGACAAAGCACAACAAGCAATGCCTAAAGCAAAATTGTCAGGTCGTCCATTAAGTAAAGTCCCATCAGAACAACTCCAGCAAGTTGCTACTCGTATTGATGATTTAGCAAAGATGGGCGAAGAAGCTAAAGCAAAGGGAGAAAAAGCACCAAACTTTAATTTGTGTCAAGTTGCCATTCCCGGCACTAACCTATTCTGTGGTGATAATAAAGGTATTCCTCGTGCCGAAATGCCTCAATTTAAAGGTACACCACGCGCGGGATCTCCAGCAGATAAACTTCCTAAAGATAAAGATGGAGAAGTAGATACCGAAGAATTCTTTAAGCAAATGTTGGAAAAGGATGGCATCAAGGTATCAGAACCAACCACCGTTCCACCTGACCGATTAAAGGCAACGCAATCTGAATTGGTTGGTGTGAAGGTAGCAGGTATGAGTAAGGTATTAGCAGATAAGAACCATCCTGCATATGGAAAGATTACCGCACCAATCTATGTCAGTCGTGATGGGTATGTATTAGACGGACATCATCGTTGGGCGGCAGTAGTTGCACACAACGCATCTAATCCAAACGATCAAATTGAAATGCAAGTTCGTGTTATTGATGATGATATTGAACCTTTAGTACAAAAATCTAATAAATTTGCAGAAGATATTGGTATTCGTGCTAAAGCAGCAGATACGGGATCGGCCGGTGATGGTAAATCTGCAGAAACTCCAAAAGAAGAACCAAAGAAAAAAGGATTTACTCGACGTATGTTGGATACGGTTAAATCGTGGGGTAAGAAGCAAAAAGAAGAAGCCAAAGCATTCTTTGAAGAAGAACTACACAAAGGTAAGACACCAGAACGCCGTTCTCTAGTTGAAAAAGTTCGTGATAAAGCAAAAGGTGCATGGAAAGATATTAAACACGAATTAAAACATGAAAAAGCAGTATTTCGTGATGCCGGTCGTGGACTTCGTGGATTCTTCCGTGGTAAAGGACCAAATGAACGTGAAAAGAAAGCAATGCAATCTGTTGCAACAAAAGTAGTTATGACTGCTGTAGTTGCTACGGGTCTTGGAGCTGCAGCAGGTGGTGCGGCCGCACTTGGTAAGGCAGTCTTAATTGAATTTATTCCACACGTTGTTGGTGAAAGTATCTTAAAGGGAGCAGGACGTGCGGCATTGTTCGCTGGTCCAGAAGATCAAACTGATGACGCAATGATGGAAAAATTTATTGAGTTAGTATTAAAAAATATGGAAGAGATGGATATCCCAGATGAAGTAATAGAAAAAGCATTTATGAATTATAAGGGAGAAGAATAATGGAAGAGATTGCAAAGTTTATCGCAACGTTGATGGCAAGTCGTAATCAAGCACATATATTTCATTTACAGACTACATCATTTGCCGCACATAAAGCATTAGATGATTATTATTCTGGAATAGTTGATCTTATTGATTCGTATGCGGAAATGGCACAAGGTCGTTATGGAATTATTACGGGATATTCTGCAACAAATATGGCATTGATTGAAGATGGTAACTTTCTTAAGTACTTTATGGGATTACAGAAGTTTGTAGACAATATTCGTCAAACTTTACCACAAGACGGGGAACTCAACAATACTGTTGATGAAATTTCTGGTTTAATTTCATCTACCGTGTACAAGTTGAAGTTTTTAAAATAATGGAATACAAAGATTTTTATCGTGATATATTAAACGAAAATTTACAACTTGCTGAAGAAGTGTTTAATTTACTAGAAAAAAACACGCCTACGGACCCCGATAAATGGTCAAAAGCAAAAGCAGCTGCACGTGCTAAATTTGATGTATATCCATCTGCATATGCTAACTTATGGGCAGCAAAGAAATATAAGAGTATGGGTGGTGGGTGGAAGAAGGGTAAAAATGATTAGTCTTACTGATATTTTAGAAGAAGTTGTTGACCAACTTGACGAAAAATACAAGACCAAAGGTAGTCTTGGTAAATGGCTTCGTCAAAAATGGGTAGACATTTCTCGTAAAAATAAAGACGGAAAACATCCACCATGTGGTGATTCAGCAGGTAAGAAAGAACGAAAAGGTGGATCAGCAAAGTATCCAAAGTGTAGACCGGCTCGTTCTGCGGCAGCAATGACCAAAGGTGAAAAACGATCGGCAGTTACTAGAAAACGAAAAGCAAAAAATACCGGTGGAAAACCAAAGATGGTATCAACATTTAAGAAGGAAGATTAACTATGGCTAATCTAGACAATGATATGTTTAACGCACAATTTCCAGTTGACGAAACACGACTAGAAGAAGCGTGCTGGGACGGATACAAACAAGTTGGGATGAAAGAAAAAAATGGTAAAATGGTTCCTAATTGTGTCCCCGTTAACGAAAATGATTTGTACGAAGGTGAGTTCTGTTCAGCATGTTTAGCAGAGTACATCAAAGAACATGCTAATTTAATGATGGAAGCAGAATATCAAGGTCGTAAAGTTAAACTTGGAAAGCCGATGCAAGGTGATGTCAAGAAGTTTAAGGTATATGTTAAAGACCCAAAAACCGGAAATGTTAAAAAAGTTAATTTTGGTGACAAATCTATGAGAATTAAAAAGTCCAATCCAGGCCGACGTAAGAATTTTAGAGCACGACATAATTGCGATAATCCTGGTCCAAGAACAAAAGCTCGGTATTGGTCTTGTCGTAAGTGGTAATGTTTACGACTAACGATTACCTTATTGAAACTCTTACCCCAGCAGAACAAGCTAAAAAATTAGGCTTGAAATATCTGGGGTTTGGTCGTTGGGGTAAAATTGTAAACAAAAAAGGAGTTACCACGCATAAAACCGAAGGTAGTAAACTTGTCCCTGTTGCAAAAAATAAAGGTGGTACAACACAAAAACCAAAAAGCACATCGCAACAAAAGAAAGTTAAAGTTCAAAGGGGTGAACCATTACTTCCGTGGCTTCTTCCTAATCCGTGGGCTGGAGCAGACGAAGAAACTTCAATAGAACGTTTAGAACGCCGACGAGAACGATATGCGGAGGGTCAAGGATTAAGTGCAGAATGGAGTCGTCCACCTGAAGTGGTTGAAGAAGCTAAATCACATTGGACACAAATTGATCAGTTAACACAAGGCCCTGCAGAAACACCAAACGAAAAGGCAATTCGACTACAAGTTAAAACATTAGGATTGAAACGAGCTAACTTGCCGGGTAGTTTGTTACGGGGTACATTGTTTATTGGTCCAAGTGGAAAGGTAACTCACGCTGCAGATTTTCGTACTGGAAAATTATATAAACTAAAAAAACCATTCAATCCCAAAACAGGAGAACCTTCTGAAGTAGATGTGGCTACTGGCATAATATGGACAACGCCGGTTGACCCCGCCCGTTCAGATAGACAACAAGTTCTAGCAAATATTCGAATGTGGACTGACGATAAAGTATTTGACAGAATTACAAGTCAAAGATTGCAAATTTACGAAACAATGGATAAGCTAATTGACCAAGCTAACCTTCGTGTAACTGAAGCAAAAGAACTATATCGTGGCGTTTATTTTACAAATAAAAATATAGACTACGCAAAATCATTTATAAAATTGATAACTTCTGGTGGTACCATTGAACTCCCACCGTCAGGATTTACCACAACACTTAAAGTGGCAATGGATTTTGCAAATATTGGTGACCCACAAGTATCTGTTATTCTTCGCGCTCTTCCTCCAAAAAAAGGATTTCGAGCAATGCATCTCGCTGGTATTCCACGAAACGCTCACGAAAAAGAATCTGAAGTGGTTACTCGGTCGTCAAAGTTCCAAATTATGAGTGTACTACAACAAGAAACCAGACGAGAAAAAACTATAACAGAACCAGACGGACGATTGATTAATGTCACATATACCGTTCAACTTCAACAGCTAGAAAAATAATATGAAAAAAATGACGATTGTAGATTTATTGATGGGTGATTCGATGCGGGGTACGAAAAAACTCCTTGACCGATTGGAAACAAAAAAGACCACTCCCACGGTAAATGAGAATACTTATATTAGTAAGGTTGACGCAAAGCGTATTTATGATAAGATGGGATATGACTTTGACTTCAACGAGTTTTTGTTGGGTATGAACACCGAATTAGAACATCAAGACGTTACTAAAGGCAATATCGTCAAGACGGCAAAGATAGCAGCGGCCCACTTGAAGGAGAAGCCAAATTATTATACTTTACTAAAAAAATATATTGAAACTAAAAACGAAGATATAAGTGGGACCGCAGGACCAACTTCAAGCGTATCAAGTTTAGTGGGTCCAGTTGGTTACATTAAAGGAGCACCAAAACCTAAAGATGTAAAAAAGATGCGTTCGCATCTCGACAAGGAGAAAAATTAATGATTCGCTTAAAAGATATATTAATAGAACACGGTAATAAAGAAAACCGTATCAACTTGATGAAATTAGAAGTGCTAATGGAGAAAATGTTGCCGGTGCTCGCTAAGAATAACGCAACAAAACTGACACAAATTTGCACAGAAATTCATCAAATGGCTACAAAACTTAATGAATTACCTTATACATTATGGAACGCATATCCAGAGTGGCCGGTGTTAAAGGTAGCATTAATATCTAAAATTGCTGAAGCTAAAGAAGAAGCTTCAAAATTATTAGAATCTGAAAAAGTCGATGTCCTTCCGTTTGTAAAAGCGTTGGACGAACTTATCGCAGACTAACATAAGTGAGGTTTTATGGCAGATAATACTGTATTTTCAAGACTTAAAAAATTATTTTCTACAAGTACCATCGTCAGAAATGTCGGTGGTAAAAAATTACGCATCGCTGACACAGACAACGTTCAGTCTTTTATCAATAGACGAGGTGTTGACAGATATACTCGCGTATATCAATCGGGAACTGGTGGATATGGTTCACATTACGGTAGAATGGAAACTGCAGCGGCATTTCAAGGCGCACGTCTCCAATTATTCCGTGATTACGATATGATGGATAATGATCCAATTATATCTTCTGTGTTGGACATTTACGCAGACGAATCTACAGTAAAAGACGAATTCAGTAAAATTCTTGCTATTAAAACTGATAACACACAAATTCAACAGATTCTAGAAAATTTATTTTATGATGTATTAAATGTGGAATTTAATCTCTGGCCGTGGATTCGCAATCTTACAAAATACGGGGATTTTTTCTTATATCTGGACATAGACCCAGAGTATGGTATCGTTAACGCTGTACCGTTATCAATTTACGAAACTACTAGAGTGGAAGGTGCGAATCCAGAAAATCCTTTTTCTGTAGAGTTTCACATACAAAATGATTTCTTGAATCTTGGAAAAAAGGAATTCGATAATTACGAAATTGCACACTTCCGTCTCCTTTCTGATACCAATTTCCTTCCATATGGTAAGGCAATGATTGAAGGCGGTCGTCGTGTCTGGAAGCAATTACAATTGATGGAAGACGCAATGTTAGTACATCGCATTATGCGTGCACCAGATAAACGTAAGTTTAAGATTGATATTGGTAATATTCCACCAAATGAAGTGGAAACATATATGCAGCGTATTATTGATCGCATGAAAAAGTCACCACTTATCGATCCAAAAACTGGTGATTATAATCTTCGTTATAACATGATGAACATTGTAGAAGATTTTTATATGCCCGTTCGTGGTAGAGATTCGGGTACTGACATTGAAACAATGCAAGGTCTACAATTTAATGCTATTGAAGATATTGAATACCTTCGTCAAAAGTTACTTGCAGCATTTAAAGTCCCTAAATCATTTATTGGATATGAAGAAGATATTAATGGAAAAGCTACATTGGCTGCACAAGACGTTCGCTTTGCTCGAACAGTTGAACGTATCCAACGTATCGTGGTATCGGAATTAACTAAAATTGCTATTATTCATCTATATGTTCAAGGATTTACTGACGAGGAATTGGTAAATTTTGAATTAGCATTAACAAATCCATCTACGCTTTACGAACAAGAAAAAATTAATATTTGGAAAGAAAAGTTTGCTTTGGCAAGAGATATGACCGGCGGACAAGCTCAAATTCTTTCACAAGATTGGGTATATAAGCATATTCTTGAAATGTCGCAAGAAGAAGTTGAAGATGAGCGTAAAAAAATAATGGACGATATTAAACGTGTTCAAGAACAACAAGCTGCGGCACAACCACAAGAATCGGGAACACAAGGTGGTGACGCTCCATCGGGTGAATTACAACCAGCAACTCCAGCAGATGCTGATGTTGAATTAGGACCAGACCCAGAAATGGGCCAAGAAGATGGTGTGGAACCAGAGGAACTCGACGATGTAAATGCTATTTTAAATTCGTTGGGGGAAGATATCGATGAAGATGAATCGATGGACGATGAACTGGAAGAAATTTTAGTGAAAAATAAAGTTGGTCGTCCCCGTGAAGGATTAAAATTTGGTACGGATAGACATCCGTTAGGTAGAGATCCTTTGGGGCATAAAGAAAATACCAAAACCTATAAAAGAAGTACACTTTCTACGGAAGCCAAGCAATTTCTAGACAAATTACCTAGAAAGGGTGTAAGTAAATACCGTCAGATGATTGCTGACAGCATTATTCCAGACACTAAATTGGACGGTTAGTATATGTCGATTATATTTACTTATATGATGGTTGTTTACTCGTTAAATACGGATAACATATGAGCCTCAAACACAATAAAATTAAGAATACCGGCATTTTGTTTGAATTGCTGGTTAGAAAAATCGCAACGGATGTATTAGATGGCAAACAAGATAGTTTTGCCATCAAATTGATGCGTGAGCACTTCCATCCAAAATCAGAACTTGGAAAGGAGTTGCAATTATATCGCACGTTTTTTAATACACCGAAGTTGACGGAAAGTAAAGCATTTAACATGCTTGATTTAATTGTTCAACGCCGCCGTAGTTTAAATGAAAAAGTACTTTCTGCACAAAAATTTCTTTTAATTAAAGAAATTAAACAAAATTGTGATTTAAAACAATTTCTAAACGGTCGTGTTCCTTCCTATAAAGTGTATGCATCAATTTATAAACTTTTTGAAAGTGGTTCTGATGATGTGATGCAATTGGAGGATGTGGTAAAATCACGCTTTTTGGTAGTGGAACATTTGCAAGGTATTTTTAAAGAAGAAGAAATTATTAAAGAAAGCTCATACGTTGAAGCACTTCGTGGTCAAGATGAAGAAATTCGTTATCTGTCATATAAATTTTTATTAGAACGATTTAATGAAAAATATAGTAATTTTAATGACAAACAAAAAGCATTACTTCGTGAATATATCAATAAAGGAACAGATGTTGAGCAGTTTAGAAAATATGCAATAGCTGAAGCAACGTTTTTAGAATCTCAAATTAAAAAACAAAGTGTAAAAATTAAAAACGAGGTAACTCGTATCAAACTACACGAAGTCGTTGCACAACTAAAAAATATACAAGCAAAACCAATCATTAAAGAAAACCACATCACAGCACTTCTTATTGCATATCAATTAGTACAAGATATGAATTCGTTGAGTTAATATATGGATAAAGAACAACGCCTCCGTGAATATATTCGAAAGATGGTTCGTGAATTAATGAATGAAATTTCAACTACTGCCGGTGTTCCTGGGTATTTAACTCCACATGCTTTTTCTGGGGAAAAAGATAGAACCGCATCAGTTGACCGTATGGCAAAACGCATCGGGTATACGCTGACAAATAAAGGTAAAAAAGACAATAAAGGTGATAAGTTAACCGAGTCTTATAATAAGTTAAAAGATGAGTTTAAGACTCTCACGGAAAACTATTACTATGAATATCGGAATGATACCAGTAAACTTCCTCATCAAAAGATTGGTACGGCTATCTCTGAATTAAACAAACAATTAAAGCTAGTAGAACGGGCTTTAAAAATGAATAGTCGTTTAAAGAAAGAGTACGGTATTTCAGACGACAAATTGTGGAAACGTACCAAACACCAAATGACCAAACTAGAAGGTAAGCTTGTAGAACTTGCCGGCCGCCTTCGTGAGATGAGAGGATAATATGAAAAAATCTCGTTTAATGGAAATTATTCGTGAAACAATCAACGAAGAATTGGAATTAGAATCACAAGCAAGTGATGATGCAAAGAAGCAAGGTTTAGTATATAGAGGATTTGGTCGTTGGGGTACAAAAGACAAAATAACCCATACAACCCAAAGTGGAAAACTTGTTCCATTAAAAGCTATGAATCCGTTAGCGGCTGATAAAGCAAAAAAAGCAAATCGTCCTATTGGTGCATCTACAATGGTAACTAAAACACCAGATCAACAACGACGACGAAACAGACCAGAACCAGAAAAGGATGCGGAATTTAACGCAATGGGAAAATACACCGGTACTGATGCGGGGAATAGAATTGCTGACAAAGTTATTAGTAAATTTTTTGATACTTCCGATGCATTATTAGGTAAGTACAAGTATTATGATGACATTCCTGCGGATGAATTTATTGCCGCAACGGGTATTCCAAGAAAGGCAGCAGTTTGGACAGCTCAAAATAACAATAGCTATGAACAACCATTTAGTTATGATTCTGAAACTGATACGTTTAGTATCAATGACCCATACGATATTTAATTATAGGAAAATATATGGCATTACTTTGTGAATATACTGAATTACAATACGACCGTAGTATTCTAACGGAAGCAATGGACAGTAACAAACCATTAGTTCTTCGTAATGTCGTATTACAACGTGCCGATGCCAAAAACCAAAACGGCCGAGTCTATCCAAAAGAAATTTTGATGCGTGAAGCGGCTATGTATAAGAAGAACTTTGTGGAAAGCCGCCGAGCATTAGGTGAACTCGACCATCCAGAAAGTCCAGTTGTCAACCTTAAGAATGTTTGCTGCAATATCGTCGGATTATGGACAGAAGGTGATGACGTTCGTGGAGACATTGAAATACTCACCACACCAACTGGTAATATTGTTCGTGAACTTATTAAGAACAATATCCGTCTAGGCGTATCGTCCCGAGGTATGGGTTCGGTAAAATCGCTTGGAGAAAACACCGTTGAAGTACAAGAAGATTTTTCGTTAATTTGTTTTGATATTGTTAGTAATCCATCAACTATTGGTGCATTTATCAACGAAAATGTTCAATCAAAAGTTGTTGCGCCTTATGACAATATTGACAAATTAATTCACGATTTCCTCAGCGAAATAAAATAAAAGGAGAAATATATGCTAGGATTTATACTTATACTCGCACTTTTTGTTGCAATTGCTTGGTATGTCATTAAGGATATGAATACTCCGTTAGTTAAGACCGTAAAGACAACTGCACAAAAAGTAGAAGATACCGTAGAAAAAGTAGTAGATGTCAATAAGGATGGTGTGGTAAATGTTGCTGACGTTAAAGCTGCAGCAACAAAAGTTAAAAGTGTAGCTAAAAAAGTAACTACAAGAAAGCCACGTAAAAAAAAGGACGTATAATATGATTGAAAACGTCGAACAGACGCTAAAACGTATTGTTGAAACGGATACACCAGACTTTGTAAAAGGTAAAATGGTAGATACGTTTACGGCAAATATGTTGATGACCGTGATTCGTAAATTAAACGAAGAAAACAAACAAAAACTGTTCGGTCGTTCAATTAATGAAATGGTAGCTGTTGCGTATAAAGTACTTACTTATTAAAAATGGCAAAGGGAAAGACTTTATTTGTAACAGATTTTGATGATACCTTGGCACGCACAGATGCCAAGGTTATTGTCGTTAGAAATGGTAATCGGATAGAAATGGATCCAGCTGAATATGCTACATATGAAGAACAGCCGGGCGATCAATTTGATTTTTCAGAATTTGAGCAATTAAAAAATCCACGACCAATTCAACGATTTGTTAAATTATTAAAAGCTGCAGTAGAGAGCGCAGATAAAGTTGTGGTTTTAACGGCCCGAGGGCATACTAGACCAGTTGCACAATTTTTAAAAATGATTGGAATTCGTTCGGGTAGTGTTGCAATTGCGGCACTGGGAGATTCCAACCCAGAAAAAAAAGCAAGATACATAGAAAAACAAATACAAGACGGATACACTAGAGTTGCATTTGTTGACGACTCACCAAAAAATATTGAAGCAGTCAATAAATTAAAAGCAAAATATCCAGACGTTAAGATGTTGGTGCATCAAGTAAAAGAACCTGAAGAACCTACAACATCTCCTAAAAAAGAAGTTGAACTTCGTCCTATTAAAAAAGGTGATGACGATTACGTACAAGCAGACGAGTGGATACGTACCCAACATTATCTCAAAAAATGGCCAAAGTCTGTTCAATCCACATTAGGCGTATATGTTGATGGTAAATTGTCGGGAACATTGGTCTATGGTATTGGGACAAGAGGGCAAGCGGCAACCGATATTTTTGGACCAGGTGTGATGGCAAACAATCAACTGTGGGAACTTCAACGGGCGTTCACTACTGACGAAGCAAAACAATTAGTACCAAATCTTGGGTCAATGGTAATATCGCGTGGTAATGAATACATTCGTACAAACGCAAAAACTAAAGACGGTAAACCAGTAAAAGCAATTGTATCCTACGCAGACAGCGCACAAGGTCACGCAGGGTCTGTGTATAAAGCAAGTAATGCAACATATCTTGGAGAACAACCACCTCGTACTGGTTGGGCAATTACGGATCCAAAAACAGGCGATACAGTAACTCGAACAACAATTAAATCTTCTGTACTAAAATCGTTAGCAGACAAAGGATTTTTTATTGAGAAATTAAAGCCGGAAACTGGTAAACATAAATTTTTATACGCATTGGGTAAAGACCAGAATGAAAGGGATCAGTTGTTAGCTCAAATTAAAAAACCTATATTTGATTATCCAAAGGACGGGCAACCTGCGAAAGAAATTGAAAACGCAGCAAAAAAACGTTTGGCTGTAAAGAAACCACAACCAGCACCACCAACTACCACACCAAAATCAAAAAGAGAAACAATAAAACAATTATTAAGAAGTAAAGTCACTAATCCAGATACGGGTGAGAAGATTTTTGTACAGACGGCATTACGTAAAGACAAAACACATTCAGCGTATAAACAAGCAATGGGTATGGTAAATGCGTACGCAAAAAGATTTGGAATAAGAGTTAAACCACGTTAAATAATTTCGGAGGAAGTATGGAAGTTACGGTAAGAGAAGGAAAAGATGAGTTGTCAAAGGCTTTAAAGGTTTTCAATAGTATGGTAAAAAAATCAGAACTAATCCCAGAACTTAAACGTAGAGAATTTTTTTTGAAGCCATCTAAAAAACGTATAGCAAAGCGCCAAGAAGCTCTTCGTAGACGAAAACGGGAAGAAAAAAGATTAGCTCGTCAAAAAAAGTATTAATTAATAAAATTGAATTTTTAGAAAATAACCTTATATTTATTATAGAAACACTAGTTTATTATTAGTGGGTTTAATTTCAAAGTAAAATAGCAGATACTAATATCTACTTAAATCCCTATAGGAGTAACATTTTATGGCAGAAATTACTAACAAGCTTTTAAAACAAGCTATTGCAGATGCAGAAGCAGTTCGTGAAACTGCTATTGCTAATGCTAAGCTCGTTTTGGAAGAATCAATCACCCCACAAATTAAGGGTATGATTGCACGCCGTCTCCGTGTTGAAGCAGAAGGTGCTACGGAAACACCAGAACTTAAGAAAGACGCACCAGAAATGGAAGAAGCAACAGAAACACCATTTGAAGATGGTGAAGCAGAAGGTTCTTCCGAAATGCCAGCTGACAGTTCAACTATCGGCACCGGCGACAACAAAGAACCATCAGATGATGCATTTGATGCATCAGAAATGGATATGAGTGGTGAAGCACCATCTGATAGTGAAACCGATTGGTATGATGATTGGGACGAAGCAGATTTCGATCTCGGTGAAATTATCAAAGAATTAGAAAACGATATCGCAGCTCTCTCTGGTTCGGAAGAAAATAAAGAAGAATCAGAAGAAGAAATGCCAGAAGCTCCAGTAGCTGAAGCAAAGGAAGAAGAAAAAGAAGCTCCAGTAGCTGAAGCAAAGGAAGAAGAAGAGAAGGAAGAATTAAAGGAAAGTGAAGAAAAAGAAGAAGAAGTTTCCCTTGAAGAAATTCTTGCAGAACTTGAAGCCGAAGACGACCTAGCCGGTGCTGAAGCACATGGTGGTGAGGACAAGACACACGCAATGGCTGCTAAACTTGCAGGACTCAAGCAAGAACTCGCACAATATAGAGAAGCAGTTAATGTTCTCCGTGGCCGTTTACAAGAAGTTAACTTGTTAAACGCTAAGTTACTCTTTACAAACAAGATTTTCCGTAAGGAAGGACTCAATAATGATCAAAAAGTTCGCATTGTCGAATCATTCGATCGAGCAACCACCGTTCGTGAAGTTAAGCTTGTTTACGCTGCACTTGTAGAAAATCTTTCAGTAGCAGCTAAAACTTTCAACGCATCACGCAAGAAAGTTGTAGTAGAAGGTTTAGCATCAAAAGCTACACCAAGTACAGCACCAAAGGCTGAAGTTATCGTTGAAAATACGATAGCAAAACGTTTACAACAACTCGCAGGCATTCTATAATCTAGGAGAAAATATACATGTCAGTACATGAACTTATTAGTGAAGCTAAGTCCGCTCACGATGTAATCATCAACCAAACACGCGGATTATCAGCAAAGTGGGAAAAGTCAGGTCTTCTTGAAGGCTTAAAGGGATATGAAAAGCAAGGTATGTCAGTTTTGCTTGAAAACCAAGCACAACAACTTATCAGTGAAGTAACAGTAACAAATCCACAAGGTGCAGGCACAGCTGGTGAAAACTGGGCAGGTGTTGCACTTCCATTAGTCCGTAAGGTCTTTGGTTCAATTGCATCAAAGAATTTCGTATCAGTTCAACCAATGAACCTCCCAGCAGGTTTGGTGTTCTATATGGACTTCAAGTACGGTAATACCGCAAACGGTCAAACCGCACAACAATCACTTTATGGTAGTACACTTTCTTCACCATTCACCACTTTCGGTAACCAAACTACCGGTGGTTTGTATGGTGCAGGACGTTATGGCTACTCAATCAATGACGCGTCAGTTGCAATCAATTCAGTAGCATCACAATCAGTAACATTTGCTGATGTAAACTACAATGATGAATTCCTTGTAACTGGTTCATTGACCAAGTACGTAGTACCAGCAGTTTCTGCATCAAACGGTGATTTCTTAGCATCACGTGCATTCGTAATTTCTGGTTCAACCGTTGATTTTGCAAGCAAATTGCTTCCAGAATTTACCAAGTATGATGGTACAAATCTTACCTTCATCGTAAACGCAACTACAAACGATGCAGCAACACATTTGTTCTTTGTCAAGCAACCAACGGACACAACCCGTGGTGACTTTGAAGATCGTACAGGCGGTCCAGTTGACGCAACAACTGATTTGGCAATTCCACAAATTGATTTGGAACTTAAGTCAGAAACTATCGTTGCTAAGACCCGTAAGTTGAAGGCAGTCTGGTCACCAGAACTTGCACAAGACTTGAACGCATACCACTCAATTGACGCAGAAGCAGAATTAACAGCAATGTTGAGTGACTATGTTGCAACTGAAATTGACCTTGAAATTCTTGATATGTTAATTGCAGCAGCACCAGCAGCTAACACCGAATACTGGTCAGCAGAAATTGGTACTGTATGGAACGGTTCAACCTTTGCAGCTAACTCTTTCCAAGGAACTGCATGGACCAATATGACCTGGTACCAAACACTTGGTCAAAAGATGCAAAAAGTATCAAACAAGATTCACCAAGCAACAATGCGTGGTGGTGCAAACTTCGCAGTTGTTTCGCCAACCGCAGCAACAATTCTTGAAACCATTCCTGGCTTCCAAGCTGGTACCGATGGTGACAAGATGGAATTCGCAGCTGGTGTAACCAAGATTGGTTCATTTGCTAACCGTTTCACCGTATACAAGAACCCATACATGAAGGAAAACGTAATGTTGATGGGCTTCCGTGGTTCACAATTCTTGGAAACTGGCGCAGTATATGCACCATACATTCCATTAATTATGACCCCACTTGTCTATGATCCAAACAACTTCACACCACGTCGCGGCGTAATGACCCGTTACGCGAAGAAGATTGTTCGTCCGGAATTCTTCGGTAAGATCTACCTCGACAAGCTCTCAAGAGTTTAATAAACTTTTGATTGTAGTAAAATGGGAACCAGAAATGGTTCCCATTTTTATGCCTATAACACAAGTTATCAAACAGTATTTGATATTTATATCTGTATCTATTTGGGGAGACACATGCAAAATCGTGAACCAATTACGTTTGAAGAAAGACCTGTAAACCCATATGGATTAACTCCATTTGGTTTCTATGATAACGATCCTCAATTTCAAATTGAAGCACCAAAAGCTGCAACATTCGTAGCACGCAGATTGGGATACCCAGTAGTTGATGTTGAGTTAACGCATAGACAAATTTATGCATGTTTTGAGGAAGCAATAACGACATATAGTAATCAAGTTAATCAATTTAATGCACGAGAACATATGTTGTCGTTGCAAGGAATGAGTACGTCTACAGAAATTACTCAACGTAATATTATTTCTACACCAATTCCACAATTGGTAAAATTATCAGCACAATATGGAACTGAAGCAGAAAGTGGTGGTAATGTATCAGTTAAATCTGCAGCAATTAGTGCATCAGCATACACTCAATCATATGATTTACGAAATTGGGTATTGCCAGAAGATACTGGAAAAGCAATAGAAGTTCGTCGTATCTATCACTACATGCCACCAGCCATTGCACGTTACTATGACCCATTTGCAACCACGGGTCTTGGTTTAACGAACTTGATGAGTGAATTTGGATTTGATGGATACTCACCACCAGTTACCTTCGTGATGATGCCGGCATACGAAGATTTACTCCGTATTCAAGCAATTGAAATCAATGATATGATTCGTAAAAGTCAATACAGCTTTAGTATAGCAAATAATATTGTTCATTTTCAACCAGTTTTTAAAGTAAATTCTGTTGTGTGGTTTGATTATATGGTTGTAGATGATAAGATGAGTGGAAATGCACTCTATCAATCTGGCTCAGAAAACTCTATTGTTTCTGATTTTTCAAATATTCCATATGATAATATCCAATACAAAAACATTAATAGTATTGGGCGTTTGTGGATTTACAAATACACATTAGCAACAGCAAAAGAATTATTAGGTAATATACGATCAAAGTATCAAAGAATACCTATTCCTGATGCTGAAATAACATTAGATGGTGAAACTTTGCGTAGAGAAGCTGCGGATGAAAAGAAGGGATTGGTTGAAGAACTTCGTGAAACGTTGGAACAAACGGGACACCAAGCTCAATTAAAAAAGAGTATGGAAAATGCCGAAGCTATGCAGCAAATATTCAAGCACATCCCAACGCCAATATACATTTATTAAGAGATAGTTAATGCCACGCTTTGTATCTGAAAGAGACTTTCAGTTCTTCCAACACATCAACAAAGAAATAGTAATTGAAGTAGTTGATGTACCGGTCGTGTTGTATAGAATAATTCCAGAAATTACTAGTGTAAACATTTACGGTGAATCTACGAGTAAAACTAGATACCGTGGAATTCAATTACATGGATTGGTTCAATATCCTAAAACTGAAGCAGTTTCAGAAGGATTTGGATTTGATACAACACAAACTGTCGAATTTAAATTTGTTAAAAAACTATTACAAGATGTTGATGTGTTTCCTGAAGTTGGTGATATTATTGGATATAATGACAATTTTTATGAAATTGATAATGTAAATGATGTACAATTGATAGCAAGTCGTCCACAATTTGATCATTCAATTATTTGCACAACTCACTTGACTCGTCGTAGTGCAATTAATATTGAGGAAACGCACATATGAGCATTCCAAGATTTAATAGAGCATTAAAAACTACACGAAGCAGAACAAGTCGTGGGGAAGAAAATAAACAAGAAAAAGAACAAATACTACCAACGTCAGTAGGACTGATGACAGTAGATACTTCTATTATCAAATATCTACAATCAAAAATAGTTCCAGTAGTTACACAAGACGGTAAACAAATTAAAGTTCCTGTTATTTACGGAAATCCAGAAAGATGGAAGTCTGTACAACGTGATGGTGCCATCCGTGACAAGAATGGTAAAATTCAGTTGCCAATCATAATGATACGGCGTACAAGCATAAAGAAAAATAGTATGAACTCACCGGTAAACAAATATCAAGAATATCTGTTTAAAACTGGTTGGAATTCTCGTAATATATACGATAAATTTACGGCATTAAATGGAATCACTCCATCGCAAACATTTCAATCTGTGATGGTTCCCGACTATTACGATATTACATATGAAACCATCATATGGACCGAGTATATGGAACAGATGAATAAAATAGTAGAGAGCGTATCTTTTGAAAGTGATGAATATTGGGGTGAAGATAACAATTATAAATTTATAACTAGAATCAATCAATTTGACCAAACAAATGATTTACCAAATGCAAATGACAGACTTGTAAGAAGCAGATGTACTATAGACGTTAAGGCATACATCGTTCCAGAATCGGCATTAAACCGTGATGGAAATAGAGTCAGCACATCCCGTATAAACTACACCGCAAAGAAAGTTGTATTCAATTCCGAAATCGTGACAGACGTAAACGACATATAAAAAAATATCAATGTTTCAGAAAAATTTCATATATTTATGATAGGTATATAATTTTTAAAAAGGATTCTATATGAAAAAGGTCACGCCAGAAGAGTTGAAAGAAGTACAAGATTTACGGGACACGTTATATGTTATTACTTCTACTATCGGTGAAATGCACCTTACAAAAGTGTTGTTACAAAAAGAAATCGAAACCGTAGAAAATAACATAAAAAACGAAGAACAAAAATTCACGGACTTCCAAGAAAGAGAAAAGGTTATTTATAATAAGTTGCAAGAAAAATATGGTACCGGTAACATCGATTTGAATACCGGAGAAATAACAGTATAATATAACCCATTTGGAGGATTCGTATGGCAGAACGCATTGTGTCACCAGGCGTTTTCACTAGAGAAAGAGATTTGAGTTTCTTGACTCAAGGTATTAGTGAAATCGGGGGTGCATTCATTGGACCGACACCAAAAGGTCCAGCATTTATTCCAACTATCGTTAGAAGTCAACAAGAGTATGTTACCCAATTTGGTGAAGCCGACGCAAATCACTATACGGGATTAACAGTAAAAAATTATCTACGTGAAGCAGGTGTAGCAACCATCGTTCGTGTTCTTGGATTAAACGGATACGATAATGATGAAGTTGTACCAGCATTAATCTACGCAAGTGGATCAACTGGTCAAAAATTGTTTGCAGTATTGCATCCAAGTAGTACTGGTAACACTATTTCAGATGTTACTATATTAGGAAATTCTGGAAGTTTTAATCTTTCAGTAAACGTTCCAGGAACCGCAGCTGATATTAGTGCAAGTGGATTAAGTGGCGACGCAGGTTCATCAGCATATCTAGGTGATTTTTTTGGATACACACCGGCAACTAGTAAGGGTGCGTATGTGTATGCAATCTTCCCAGAAGCAATAACATCTGTTGGAACCGCAGTCACTATGTCCGCAGTAACCTCAAGTACAGCATTGTTCTTCTCTGGTTCAGTATACGGTCGATACAGTAACGCATCAACTCCTTGGATTCAATCACAAACAGTTGGTGGTGATAACATTGACTTGTTTAAATTCTGGACATTGGGTGACGGTGTAGCATCAAATAAAGAAATTAAAGTATCATTCTTGAATATGAAAAAAGCATCTGATGAAGATGAGTGGGCAACATTTACTATGTTGATTCGTTCATATGATGATACGGATGCACGTATTGAAGTTCTTGAACAATATGATAATGTAACATTGGATCCAGATAGTCCACAATTTATCGCACGTGTTGTTGGTAATAGTGCTCCATATGACGATCCAAATACTGACGAACGTTATTATCAAGGTGATTTCCCAAATCGTTCAAAGTATGTATATGTTGAAATGAGCGATGCAGTAATTCCAAAAACAGCAGTACCATATGGATTTGCGGCACTACAATCACCAGTAAGTGTAACTTCAACAGCATTAGTATCACCAGATTATGTCACTTCACGTTGGTTGAGTGGTTCAACGGAAGGATATTCAATTGATGCAGTAGATAAGAAGTACTACTATGGTTGGAACTTTATGACCACAGAAGGTACAAATCCATCATATCTTGCACCAATTCCATCAGGCTCAGTAAGTGTTGGTTCAGCATTTAATCTTGAATCATTAAGTGATGTTCCAGATGGATTGACATCAAAGACTATTGATATTGATGATGATGACAGTCTCGCATATCGTAAATTCTCTGTTCCATTCCAAGGCGGATTTGACGGATTAAATCCAGCACGTGATATTAATCTCGGTGGTGACATTGTTGCTTCAAATTCACAAGGATTTAATTTAGCAAATTCAACAACCGATGGTTCAGTAGCATATAAGAAAGCTATCCAAGCTATCAGTAATCAAGACCAATGGGACTTCAACCTTCTTGTACTTCCAGGCGTTATTTACGAATATCATTCGTATATCGCAAACGAAGCATTAAGTTTGTGTGAAGAACGTGGTGATGCATTCTATTTGATGGATACTGTTGGATTGAACTCGACCATTGCAAACGCAACTGGTAAGGCTGCAGAAATTGATAGTAACTATGCAGCAACTTACTATCCTTGGTTAAGAGTCATTGATGTAAATACAAACAAATTGCTTTGGGTTCCACCTTCAGTCATTCTTCCAGAAATTTATGCATACAACGACAACGTTGCAGCAGAATGGTTTGCACCAGCTGGTTTGAATCGTGGTGGTATCGCAAGTGCAGTCGGTGTACGTGCAAGACTTCCACAAGCACTTCGTGACACATTGTACGAAGGTAAGGTAAACCCAATCGCACAGTTCCCAGGTCAAGGCATCTGTGTATGGGGTCAAAAGACCTTACAACGCCGTCCATCAGCACTTGACCGTGTAAATGTCCGTCGTTTGTTAATCGCTGTGAAGAAATATATTGCAAGTGTTTCACGTTACCTCGTATTCGAACAAAACGTGGAATCCACTCGTAACCGTTTCTTAAACATTGTCAATCCATATTTGGCAAGTGTCCAAGAACGTTCTGGTTTGTACGCATTCCGTGTTATTATGGATGAAACCAACAATACACCGGATATTATCGATAGAAACATCCTCTATGGACAACTCTATCTACAACCGACAAAGACCGCTGAATTCATTATTCTTGACTTCAACGTTCTTCCAACGGGCGCTACATTCCCAACAGCGTAAGCTGAAACTGTGGAGGGAACCTAAAAAATTCCCTCCACAAATTCAACTAATTTAATATTTATAGCTAGATATCCTTTCGGAGATTATACATGGCAAACCTAGTACAAGAACAAGAGCTATTCTTTACAGCATTTGAACCAAAAATGAAGAATCGCTTCATCCTTTATATGGATGGTATTCCTTCATACATCGTAAAGAAAATCAATCGTCCAAAGTTAACCCAAGACGCAAAAGCACTTGACCACATTAACGTTCAACGTTATGTTAAGGGCAAAACCAAGTGGGGCACAATGTCATTGACACTTTACGATCCAATTGTTCCATCAGGCGCACAAGCAGTAATGGAATGGGTTCGTTTACACCACGAATCAGTAACAGGCCGTGACGGCTATCTTGAATTCTACAAGAAAGATTTAACCCTCAACGTTCTTGGCCCAGTAGGTGACAAGGTTGAAGAGTGGATTATTAAGGGTGCACAAATTACTCAAGTAGACTTTGCAGAAATGGATTGGGGTGCAGATGACCAAGTTGAATTCACAATTGAAATTCAACCAGACTATTGCGTATTGAACTACTAATCGTAGTTACAATTTAATAATAACTCTCGCAGGTGTTCATTCATCTGCGAGAGTTATATTTTTATAAGTCAAAATCACTCTCTTAATATGGTTTTTGATATTTATACAAGAGTGCTTTTTTCGTGAGAATACTATGGCAGACATTACGGATTTTGATATAGGTCAAGGAGAAACTTTCAAAATTCTTGCACATATATACACCGATACATCTGGTAGTGTTCCTATAGACATTACCAATTACACGTTTGTTGGGCAAATGCGTGAAAACTACACAACAACAGAAGTTGCCGCCACATTTAATGTAGAAAAAATATTACCATATGCTAGTGGTAGTATTTTTGTTAGTTTAACGCCGGAACAAACAGATATGTTAGAACAACGTACATATGTGTACGATTTATTGATGATTACGGGATCTTCGGGCGAAGTTGTTCGTCGTTTATTAGAAGGGGCATTTACGATCAGACCAGCAGTTACTAGAGATTACTAATGGCACATATTGAATTAGATGTTCCAGATTTAAATGTCAATATAGAAAGTGAAATAAATAATACGCGTGTCATTTTACGACAACCTACAACTTTAGTATCCCAGACTTCTCCATACTTAAATGTAGCACAGAGCGCAATAACTGCGTCATACGCAGTAACTTCGTCGTATGCTATTTATGCATTATCGCTTAGTGGGTCTATTGAATCTGCGTCTTATTCTGCGTTTGCAGCGTCATCATCGTATGCATTAACTGCTTCATATGTAAGTGGAGCGGCCAGTACATGGGATACTATTTCAAACAAACCAATTGGATTGGTATCATCATCTACACAAATATCAAACTATAATATATTTGTAACAACTGGTTCAAATCAATTTAATGGAAATCAGTACATTACCGGTTCACTAAATGTAACACAAGGTATAACTAGTTCGTTATTTGGTACTAGTAGTTGGGCAAACTACGCAACCACTGCGTCTTATGTTAGTGGAATGTCAAGTGATTGGGACGATATAACAAATAAACCTAGTGGACTTGTATCCAGTTCGGTACAAATTAATACTGGGTCATTTAGTGGATCATTTACTGGTCAACTTATTGGTACCAGTAGTTGGGCAAATAATTCAATTTCAAGTAGTTACGCAGAAACTTCTAGTCTAACATTTAAAGTATCAGTATATACGGGAAGTGCAACGGTCGGCCAGGCATCGTACACCGGCTCATTTACTGGTTCTTTCAACGGTACAGCAAGTTTCGCAACTACAGCATCGTATGCATTAAATTCTTCGGCAATAACATCGTCAGCTACCGCACCGGCATATCCTGCTCAGAATGAACTATGGTATGATAACACAACTGGTAAAACATACATCTATTATGTTAGCGCAAGTCAAGGGCAGTGGGTATTACAATCAGACCCAACATACGATGTAGGTGCTGTTGTACAAGCAGCAAGTTCATCTATAACGTTTACTATTCCAAATTTTCAACCAACTACACCATTAACTGGATCAATTTATTTTTCTGGTAATTGGTTGTATATCTATAACGGCACTAAATATGTTAGTGCAAGTCTAAATTAATAGGAATGTGATATGTTAAGTTTTCCGACAAACCCAACGACGGGACAGCAATATACAGATGGAAATGGAAAAGTGTGGAAATACGATAGCGTGAAGTGGAATATATCCAACACGCCCGGCATCAAACAATTTTTCGGAACAAAAATTAGTTTAGCAAATGATGTATTTTTAAATGATACATTAAGTACAATACCATGGGATACAGAAGAATTTGATACCTCTGGGTTTTTTAATGCATCAGCTGCAACTATAATACGCATTCCAACTACCGGATACTATAGATTACATTTGTCAATATACACGGGACAAGAAGGTAACGGTGCGTCATATACTATCGAATTAAAAAGAAACTCATCGACATTAATACAAGAGTCGATGGCTGCTTATCAATCGGGTATATATGACGTAACTACATTATTAAATAGCGGTGATGAAATTATATTATATGCGTCCGAAGATAATAATATTGGTAGATTAGTTGAAGGTACATTCGTGGAAGTTCAGTTGGTGGGATATACATTCGGTAGTTCGTTAATTCCTGGATTTGAATTTAGCGGAATAAAAGCAGAATTGCAAAATCAATTATCGGTATCAAGTACAGAAACTGCTATAGAATGGTTAACATCTGATATTGTATTTAATACAAATGCTGATTCGGCAGGAAACGTATATTGGGATAACGGCGAACCTAGCAAATTTACAGTATCCACTGCTGGATATTATAGATTACGTGCATTTATTTTAACTGGTATAAATGGTTCATCTGATTCATATACGATTAATGTCAAAAAAAACAACACCACAGATATAGAAACAATAACGTTAGGCGCAAACGAATCGGCTGAATTAGACGAAACATATTATTTAGAATTAAATGATTATATAGAAATAACATATAGTAATACTGAAAATTTAGGTACTATAGAAGCAGACAATACATTTTTTGAATTAACACGGTTAGGAGTATAGTATGGCATTTATCAAATCGACAAATCTTATTACTGACGTTGCACTCACTGTAGATGGTTTGGTAGGTGGAACTAATGGTAAAATAGTACGAATAAGTGGAAACAATACTGTAACCAACGCAAGTTATAATGACACGGCATCTCAATTAAATGCAGTACTATTTAAACAGGCAGGCGTATATTACGCAGCAGGTGTAATACCGGAATTAAGTGGACTTGTAGCAGGCGCTCCATATTTTCTTGATGAGTTTGGTGGATTAACTTCATCACCACCAACACCATCTTCAACAATTCGAGTATTATATATTGGATTTGCAATTAATACTACTGATTTACTTTTCCGTCCTGGTATTCCTATCTCGGGTTAATTATGGCACAAATTTATAATTGGAACGTAGAAGGTTTTCGTAATTCCTATGAAAAATACGTATACAAACAAAAAGGATGTAAAGCTAAACACATAAAGAGTTGTGTGTGTACTGGAAAACTGGCAACATACTGTCGTCAGTATTTTACATCTATGAAAATGTTTGATATCCGTGCGCAACATATTGTCACACATTTTAATCTTGCCGCAGGTAGTCGGGTGTTGGTCGCAGGATGTGCATTAGGATTTTTGATGGAATCATTACAAAAGTTGGGTATGGTCGTATACGGATTTGATAATTCATCTTATATTCAATTACTAACCAAAGACCCCAAAAATCCAGAAAAAATACAATTTCCAATTCATAATATTGATATTACGTCAAGTAACTTTACTACCGAAATACAACAAGCAACGGGTCACACCGCATTTGATTGTATAGTGACTGAAGATGTACTCCCGTCATTTGATGACTTTACACAAATTATTTTTAATTGTAATAGTGTGTCACAGAAGGTATTTCATATTGTAGATTTAGATTGTGGTGAAGCATTTACTAATAAAACAGTAGAGCAATGGATCGATGTCAGTCCTTCACATACGTGGGCAAATTACGAAGGAGTAGTGTTAAATGCCAATAACTAATGTCACTAGAAGTGTAGACCTTAATAATACTAAATGGTATCTCCCACATCCCGCAGGTTGCGGGATGGACGAGGGATATTATATTATTTATTCAGCAAGTTCCACATCTAATCAGATCAATAACGGCTCTGGATTAATTAGAGCGTATAAATGGAATACATTACTATCTGGATCTCGTACTGATGGGTTTCACACGATAACAGGAACCGTACAATTAGTATCGGAAAGTTTAAGTGGGTCTAGCAATTGGGTCAATTATCACGGTAGTGATATTATTCATATTGGTCGTGGTGTAAACGATATTACTGGTGTTCGTGAAGATGATGCGTTTTTCTTTGCTCATTTAGGACAATATGGTACGACTAGTGCGACACTTGACGATTTCTTCTATTGGGATCGTTTGTATGTACCGACCGGATCATATACTTGGGATTTTTATCAATATCATGCACACAATCCTACGTCATATGCGACATTTAATAATGGTCGATTTGTAATGGGAGCAGAAGATAGACAAGGACCAACTGGAATTGAAGAATATGGGCATATGATTAACGTGTCTGTAAAATCTGGAGCAACAAATTATTTATCTGTTATGGCTCGCGTTCACACACCGTCCGTTGGTGGTGCACACAATTCTCATAACGATTTAGAACTTCCATCTGTCACAAATAAAAATTATATGATGGGTGGTATAATTAATGGATCATCTGATAGATTTCATGCATTTTACTTGACAGCAAATGGATCACAATGGGATGTATTTTCTCGTACATTTAATTATGTTAATCAAGTGTTTAATGCCGAAGTCAATCATGGGACATATGATTTAGCAGATGCACAGATTGCTAGAACACCAGGGTCGTCTAGTTTGTATCCATTTCGCGCAAGTGTAGGAAAACGTATAGGATCGGAAATATATATTCCTGCTATTTACAATAGCGGTTCTTCTGGAAAATTTGACTTAAAGGTGTGGAACTTTACATCCGCAAATAACCTATCAGAACTCCCAACAGTAACAACTATTATCAGCGGTTCGAATGTACGACCGGATTGTCATTTAGAAATTGCTAATAATACTTTATACGCAGCGGTCAGTAATACAAATGATGGTGGAGTAAATTTGTATAAATATAGTGCTAGTGTGTGGTACAATCAAGGACAAATTGTATCTAATAATCCTGGAAAATATTTACGTGTTCACGGATTGAACTTTAATGTAGAAGAATTCAAATTTTACACAATGATTTCCGGTGACGCTTCGGGGTCGGGTACGACATATTCTGGGTCAGGTGTGTACTCCTTTTCTCCAGACATCCCGTTTTTAGGTTATAAGCATTTAGATTACATCACAGGTAGTAATTCATTTATTGTACGAAATGCCTTAACAAATGGCTACGTGCAGTTTGATACATCAACGGGTACATTAAAACGTTCTGGATCTCAAGAACCACAAGGTCTTGATGTGACTATGCCCGTTTTACAATATGATGATAGCAGTACACAATTTTTTGATAAACGACAAGCTGTTTTGTCGGCCGACGAAAATTTTATACAAGGTATAGAATTACAGGACGGTCGCCAGTTATTTGTGGGTACTAAAGCAGCGATAGATGATGACTTTGATATTAATTATAACAACGGTCTTATCGCATTGTTTAGTCCAGGAGATACATCGCCACCAGAATATTACCAAGTTACTGGACGTTTTGATGACTTTATTACGGGCGTAACACAAGCATCAAATGGTAAAATTTATATTGTCGGATATACTAAAGATGAATTAGTACCGAAAAGTAGATTATTCGTACATGGTATTGGTCGTGGATTAGTAAAGTCAATGAACACTACAGAAAAAATTGAATTTATTGATATGGTAACGGACAGTACGGGGTCACAATACTATGCTGGGAACCATATTCAAAGTTCAAGTATTGTAGTTGCAAAATACGACAAGGATTTTGATCTTCAATGGCAACGAGATATATCTGGTGGGTCATTAGCAGATACCGCATATGCAATTACTCGGGACACCTTGGGATACCTATATGTCGCCGGTGGTACTACTAACAGTGGAAGTGGAAATCAAGATGCATTATTAATTAAGTTAGACTCTACTGGATCTATTGTGTGGACAAAAATGTACGGTACGTCTGACAATCAATATGCAAGCTCTGTTGCTCGGGTCACAAAAAATAACACAGATTATATTTTACTTTCCGTTGTTTCGGGTAGTACAACAACTCTTACAACGGTTGATACTGACGGTACTATTCAAGAACAAAACTCGTATCCTAATTTAGTAGTAAATAGAGTACGCAGACATGAAACCACATCAGACGGTAGGTTTACCTTTGCAGGAAAAATTACGGGAAGTGTCAGTACAGCATCATTTGGAGTAGGAACAATTATCAACACTCCAATGATAGAATGGATGCGCAGTCACAACAGCGCTTCTACAAATACGGAAGCAATGGACATGCGAAACACCGGTACGGGTTCTGGATATTTGGAATATGTAGTGGTGGGTACGGAAGGTACGAATGGATTTGCAACAGAAATTGTTAGTCAAAGTGGTGGACTAACAAGTCAATGGACAACTACTACGTCAGGTTCATATTGGAAAGCAGTCTCCGCATCTCCATCATCGGTCGCCACTTCATCACGACGATTTTTTGCTGTGGGGTATGCAAGTAGTTCTGGTACACAAGTAACTGGTGCTGAACATGGGGGTGGTGATGGTATTATTGCTGGATTTGATAACACGGGAAGTGTATTCTTTATTAATGGATTAGGTCACGATAAGGCAGAATCATTATATGCAATAGAACGTGATGTTACGACATTTAATTATATCACTGCAGGGTGGTCAGAATCACATACCAACGGACGCCGAGGATTGATATTTAGATTTGCTCGTACTGGTTTTGGAACTGGTAATCATCATTTACAAGATGAAACGGGAATGGATATGTGGTATGCTTCTGCTTCAGCACTAACTTCAACCGCAAGTTTAGGTACATCCAGTACATCAACAACACCAACTAATACTGCAGGAACATTATTAACAAGCGCGTCTATAACATTTACTTCAATATCTAGTTCATACATGAACGAAATTTACGAAGGTAGTAATGTGTTTGACGGATTTTTTGGCGTACTAGATTTAAACGATTTACAAGAATATAAAAATTCCGGCTCTTATATTGAAGGAGCAATTAATCCTATTAATAGTTTAGTTACATGGACACAAATTGGTGTAGCCGGTGACGGTGAAGCAGACGATGGTAATATCTTTGCGTACGATGTAATTGAATTAACCTCGGGTAGTAACGCAGGACGTATTGGAATTGCAGCGGTAGCATCTGGTGACGTAGTAGCATATAATACGGGTAACACGGGTGTGTACGATTATATGATTGCGTTTTATGATCCCGCTAATCCACTTTCTGATACCGGATTCTTAATTAATCAGATTGGTACAGAATTCGATGAAGAAATTTATTCGCTTACCGAATTATCAGATGGGCGGGTAGCATTCGTTGGTCGTACAGCGGGCGACCTTGGTGGTACGCCCGTAGGTGGATATGATATTTTCTTGGGTATCACCGATGTTCGTAACTTGACACAATTTGTCCCACCTGCCGGCGGTGCGGCACGATTTACCACCGACTATTATACTACTGGATCTGGGTTAGCTGACCGAGGATTTGTTGTGCATGATATAAATAACGTTATACCAAATACGTTAGCAATTACGTATGAAACTGCTGGTGACGTTGGTGGTAGTGCAAATCTTGGTGCAGAAGATATCGGTATTATTTTATTTAATTATAGTACTGATACTTGGGGCAATGTCTATCAGTTAGGTACCACACAAAACGATACATTAAATACTTTTGGCAAACCAAGCACGTATTTGAGAGATGGTCGTATTGCAATTGTAGGGTCTACTACAGGTGTATTTGCTGATGATGGAAATTCGTTTGGTTCTAGTGATGTGTTTGTGGCGATATTTGATATAACAACGGAAACGTGGAAAAAATATCAAATAGGAACTGGTGCGGCAGATTTTGGTAATTCCGTACAAGTTGGTGCAGGTAACAAACTAATTATAGCAGGCACTACTGCTGCATCATTTACCTCACCAAATGATGGAATTACGGTTAGTTTTAATGCGGCACGTGGAATTAAGGGACGAATAACAGAATAACGGAGTTATGTACTATGGCAAATTTAGTAGAAATTCTTACAAAACGATATCCAAATACGATATGGACATGTGGTAATGATGATTACAACACATTAGCTTGGTATCCAGAAAACACAATACCAAAACCCACAGAATTGGAGCTTCGTGGATTGGATGCGGAAGTATCATTAGAACTAAAGTGGGATGTGGTTCGTGCTGACCGAGATGAATTATTACAATCATCAGATTGGACGCAGTTATCTGACAGTCCGTTAGATGCTGGACAAAAAGCTGCGTGGGCATCTTATCGTCAAGAATTACGAAACGTTCCTCAACAACAAGTAGAACCTGAAAACATTATTTGGCCCACTCAACCGTAATATGAGGTAGTAGATGGCCAGAATATATTCACAAGCTGCACAAACAGCAGCTTCAGGATCCCCTCTAACTGCATACAGTAGTCGTACTTCCGTAAGTGTTAGTGTTACGGCGGGTAAACGCTATGCGATATTCTGGTCAGCAATAATGAGTCATAGTGCGTTAACTTCTCGTGCGCGCGTTCGACTACAAAACGTTACTAATGGAGTAACATTACAGCAATTTGAATTTGAACCACAAGACTTAACGGACAGAATGAGTGCAGTGGATGTAAACGTATTTACTGCTTCATCTACTACAACAATTGAATTTGCTATACAATGGAGTGCATCCGCCGGTACTGCTACCATTTCTGACGCGTATATTAATGTGTTAGAATTAGATGATGCTGACGTTTCTTCATATGATAGCACACAAATTGCTACAACAAATGCCGTAGCTACTCCAATAGATTCTATTAATATTCCTGCTGGCGAATGGTTTGTGTTTGGATCGTGTAACGTCAATACTCCACGAACGGCACAAGCAGCGGATGATATGGTTGTACAATTGTCTGACGGCACAAACACCTATATGGTACGAACACAGTATTATGCAAAAGATACATTAGGAATAACACCATATTTTGCAATCGTAACGGCTTCTCTTGGTGCAACAACAACGTTTTCACTAGAACATAGCTCACCAAACGGACAAAATATTGTCAATCAATATCGAACATTATTAGCATTAGACAGGTCTAAATTTGCAGAAACGTATGCCGCGGTCAGTGAATCTGCACAAATAGACTCTACAAGTGCCGGTGCACCAACCGCCATAATAACATATACGCCAACTATTGCAAACACAGGCAATCATTTAGTGGTGGGTACGTGGACGACAAAAATTAGCGCAACTAACTCATCAGTCTTTTCTCACTTTGGTACTTCAACTACGGAACCTGGTCAATATACAGCAACCCGCCAACCACTCCGTGAAGCATCCGTTAATAATATTGACGAATTTGCACACGGATGGACGGACGTTGAATCATTAACTGCGGGGTCGATTACAAAAGTCATCGCATGGCGTCCAGAAGCAAACGTAAATGCGACAATTTCTGATGCAGCCATTGTTATTATGGATTTGGATGGTGCCGTTGCTGCACCGAGTCCAACGCCAACTACAACACCAACACCAACACCAACACCGTCTATTACTGTAACACCATCTATTACCACTACACCAAGTATAACTGTTACCCCTAGTATTACTACAACGCCTAGTATTACAACAACGCCTAGTATTACCACCACCCCAAGTATTACGCCATCTATTACGACCACACCGTCTATTACTACTACACCGAGTGTTACTACAACGCCGAGTATTACTAGAACTCCAAGTATTACCACTACGCCTTCTATTACCACTACACCATCTATTACTGTAACACCGTCTATCACAACAACGCCGTCAATTACTATTACGCCAAGTATAACACCATCTATTACAGTCACACCATCTATTACCACAACGCCGAGTATTACTACCACGCCGAGTATTACGCCAAGTATTACTACAACACCGTCTATTACTACCACGCCTAGTATTACTACTACCCCAAGTGTCACACCTTCCATTACCACAACACCAAGTATTACGACTACTCCGAGTATTACTACAACACCCAGCGTTACTAATACACCGTCTATTACTAGAACTCCAAGTATTACTACTACGCCTTCTATTACCACTACTCCAAGTATTACGACTACCCCAAGTATTACTGTAACGCCATCTATTACTAGAACGCCATCTATTACTACAACGCCTAGTATTACTACTACACCAAGTGTCACACCTTCCATTACCACTACACCATCTATTACCACTACACCATCTATTACTACAACCCCAAGTATTACTACTACCCCAAGTATTACTACTACCCCAAGTATTACTACTACCCCAAGTATCACCACAACACCAAGTATTACACCCAGTATTACTACTACACCATCTATTACTACAACGCCAAGTATCACTACCACTCCTAGTGTCACGCCAAGTATTACCGTTACGCCATCTATTACCACTACACCAAGTATTACTACTACTCCGTCAATTACAACTACTCCGAGTATTACCACAACACCGTCTATTACGGTAACGCCTTCTATTACCACTACGCCGTCAATTACCACTACTCCAAGTGTCACGCCATCTATTACCACCACGCCTAGTATTACTACTACACCTAGCGTCACGCCTAGTATTACTACTACGCCAAGCGTTACAACTACTCCAAGCGTTACGCCATCAATAACCACTACGCCGAGTATTACTACTACACCATCTGTTACCACTACGCCGAGTATTACTACTACCCCAAGTATTACTACTACGCCGTCAATTACTACCACACCAAGTATAACACCATCGGTTACAGTTACACCATCTATTACAGTCACACCATCTATTACAACAACACCATCGGTCACTGCTACGCCATCGGTTACCGTTACGCCTTCTATTACTGCTACGCCATCTGTTACTAGAACACCTAGCGTTACACCATCAATAACGGTAACACCAAGTATAACAACTACGCCAAGTATTACTACTACGCCAAGTATCACGCCAAGTATTACTACTACACCATCTGTTACTACTACGCCGTCTATTACTACTACTCCAAGTATTACGCCGTCGGTTACAATTACGCCAAGTATTACTACAACACCGAGTATCACACCTTCTATTACTACAACACCATCTGTTACGGCTACGCCAAGTATTACTACAACGCCATCTATCACCACAACTCCAAGTGTAACAGTTACACCAAGTATTACAGCTTCACCTGGTGTATCTGTAACTCCATCAATAACTGTAACTCCATCAATAACCACAACACCTTCTATTACACCAAGTATTACAGTAAGTCCTAGTATTACAGCAACCCCTAGTGTTACTGTAACTCCTTCGGCTACAACAACACCATCTATTACAACAACGCCTTCTATTACCACTACGCCAAGTATTACTACTACCCCAAGTATTACTACTACGCCGTCAATTACTACCACACCAAGTATAACAACTACGCCATCTATTACTACTACGCCTAGTATAACTGTTACCCCAAGTATTACTACTACGCCTAGTATTACCACAACGCCTTCTATTACCGCAACACCATCTATTACTGTTACGCCAAGTATTACTACTACCCCAAGTATTACTACTACGCCGAGTATAACAACGACCCCAAGTGTCACACCTAGTATAACAACTACGCCAAGTATTACTACTACGCCAAGTATCACACCAAGTATTACAACTACGCCAAGCGTTACAACTACGCCAAGTATTACAACTACGCCAAGTATTACTAGAACTCCAAGTATTACAACTACGCCAAGCGTTACAACTACGCCAAGCGTTACAACTACGCCAAGCGTTACACCATCAATAACCACTACGCCATCTATTACCACTACCCCGAGTATTACTACTACCCCAAGTATTACTACTACCCCAAGTATTACTACAACGCCAAGTATTACTAGAACGCCGTCTATTACTACTACACCAAGTGTTACTCCATCTGTTACTACAACGCCTAGTGTTACACCATCCATCACCAATACGCCATCTATTACCACCACACCAAGTGTTACACCAAGTGTTACTATTACGCCAAGTATTACTACAACGCCTAGTGTTACACCATCCATCACCAATACGCCGTCTGTTACAACCACGCCTAGTATTACTACAACACCGTCTGTTACAACCACGCCTAGTATTACTACAACACCGTCTATCACGGCAACGCCATCTATTACCACAACGCCAAGTATTACCACAACGCCAAGTATTACAACTACGCCAAGTATTACTAGAACGCCGAGTATCACTACAACACCAGGATCAACACCATCTGTTACCGTTACACCGAGTATCACTACCACGCCGTCTATTACCACTACACCTAGTGTCACTAGAACACCTTCTATTACTACTACCCCAAGTATTACTACTACGCCGTCTATTACCACAACGCCAAGTATTACTAGAACGCCCAGTATCACGCCATCTATTACCACTACGCCGTCTGTTACTTCTACACCCAGTATCACTACTACACCGTCTGTTACCAGAACACCATCAATCACAACTACGCCAAGTATTACGCCAAGTATTACTACTACGCCGTCAATTACTACCACACCAAGTATTACTACTACGCCATCTATTACCACTACGCCGTCTATTACTACTACTCCAAGTATTACTAGAACGCCTAGTGTCACTAGAACGCCAAGTATCACGCCATCTATTACCACTACGCCGTCTATTACCACAACGCCAAGTATTACTAGAACGCCATCTATTACGACTACCCCAAGTATTACTAGAACAACAAGTGTTACACCTAGTATTACTACAACGCCTTCAATTACTACTACCCCAAGTATTACTACTACCCCAAGTATTACTACTACCCCAAGTATTACTAGAACGCCTTCTATCACAACTACACCAAGTATCACTAGAACATCAGGCGTTACACCTAGTGTTACTACAACTCCGTCTATTACACCATCAATTACCGTCAGTATTACCCCATCAATAACTAAAACCCCATCGATAACACCGACTCGTAGTGTAACAAAAACACCAACGGTTACGCCAACTATTACACCGACTCGTTCAACTACCCCTACAGTAACACCGAGTGTAACAATAACACCTTCTATAACTCCATCAATTACCCCGTCTGAAGTAAAAGTTAGTGATATAGCAATTTATGGTATAGAATTACGTTATAAAGTTGGAATGGTGGAACATTCATACATTGGTGGTGTAAATCAATCTTTACCTGTAAAAGACCAAGGTAATATTTGGGTGTACGGAGAACAATTATTATACAGTGATTATAGTGGGGTGACAAGAGTAATTACTGGTGCTAGAGTACAAATAACCAATCGTAAAGCAGGTGAAATATTTATCAAAAATGGACGTTTGTATTGGGTAATTGGTGATGATATTACAAATTATGAGTTCGCATTATCTAACGAATCTTCATTTAGTTATTAAAATTCATATTTATATGAAATGTATAACGTGAGGTGTATTCGTGGCTGAGACAAGACTTTCTGGCGCATTAATAAGAACTGGAACGAATATCGGACCTGTGAACAAACTATCAGTTGGAGATGTGACCACACCAAGTGGTTCTCTTCATGTTGGCGGTACGACAGTTCTACAACAAATATTAGAAAAAAATACTATTGCTGCGACTGCGGCAACGGGGACAATTAATTTTAATGTATTATCACAAGGGGTGTTGTATTATACAACCAACTCATCGGGTAATTGGACTCTAAACTTCACAGGTGACATTTCAACTACATTAAATAATATAATGTATATTGGGCAAAGTTTGAGTTTGGCGTTTTTAGTAACAAACGGTTCTCCCGCATTTTATGTCACATCTCATACAATTGATGGTGCTTCTGTAACACCAAAATGGCAAGGTGGTGCTGTTCCCTCAGCGGGTAACACAAATTGTATTGATGTGTATTCGTATGTTATAATAAAAACAGCAAATGCTACATTTACTGTGTTAGCATCAGTAATACCTTTCGTTTAATAAGATTGTATGACTCCGGTACTTGGTGCACGAGGTGGTGCTAGTGTTAGGTCGTTTGGTTTATTTGGGGCAATAACACCAACGCCTACGCCTTCAATTACTCGTACTCCATCGGTTACACCAAGTATTACTCCGTCGAGAAGCGTAACGCCTAGTATTACACCATCAATCACAATTACGCCAAGTATTACGCCTTCTATTACTAGAACGCCAAGTATTACTCCGTCAATAACAGTAACAACTACACCTAGTGTTACTAACACCCCTTCAATTACGATAACTCCGTCTATTACTGCTACTACTACGCCAAGTATTACAGTTACACCTTCTATTACTATTACACCATCTATTACAACTACGCCAAGTATTACTAGAACGCCATCTATTACGACTACGCCATCAATTACTATCACCCCAAGTATTACTAGAACGCCTTCTATTACGACTACACCAAGCGTAACTAAAACGCCAAGTATTACTACTACGCCGTCTATTACCACTACGCCGTCTATTACCACTACGCCAAGTATTACGCCAAGTATTACTGTTACACCATCTATTACTAAAACGCCAAGTATTACGCCAAGTATTACCATTACACCATCTATTACTAAAACACCTTCTATTACTACAACACCGAGTGTTACCAGAACGCCATCTATTACGGTAACCCCAAGTATCACACCTTCTATTACTACAACGCCAAGCGTAACAACTACGCCAAGTGTTACACCATCTATTACCACTACACCGTCTATCACAACTACTCCAAGTATTACTACAACGCCGTCTATTACAACTACCCCTAGTGTTACCACGACGCCAAGCGTTACGCCATCTATTACTACCACTCCTAGTATTACCAGAACACCAAGTATTACTACCACGCCTTCTATTACTACAACACCAAGTGTTACCAAAACACCATCTATTACTACTACGCCAAGTATTACTACCACGCCTTCTATTACGACTACACCATCTATTACTACTACGCCAAGTATTACTCCAAGTATTACACCGTCAATTACCACTACGCCGTCTATTACCACTACGCCGTCTATTACCACTACGCCGTCTATTACCACAACACCGTCAGTTACAACTACTCCAAGTATTACAGTTACACCATCTATTACTAAAACGCCAAGTATTACGCCAAGTATTACGTCTTCGCCGGGGATTAGTGTAACCCCAAGTATTACGGTAACACCGTCTATTACTACTACGCCTTCTATTACAAAAACACCGAGTGTTACGGTAACGCCTTCTATTACTACTACGCCGTCTATTACCACAACACCGAGTATTACTCCATCAATTACAACTACGCCTTCTATTACCACAACACCATCTGTTACAAATACACCAAGTATCACTACAACACCATCAGTAACTACTACACCGTCTATCACCACCACGCCTAGTGTTACTACCACACCAAGTATTACTCCATCTATTACCACTACACCATCTATTACTACCACACCAAGTATTACCAAAACGCCTTCTATTACAACTACGCCTTCTATTACTACAACGCCAAGTATTACCAAAACGCCTTCTATTACGACTACACCAAGTATTACGGTAACGCCGTCTATTACTACCACGCCATCAGTAACTACTACACCATCTATTACAACTACACCAAGTATTACGCCAAGTATTACGACAACGCCTTCTATTACTACTACACCATCTATTACAAGAACGCCAAGTATTACTACTACGCCTTCTATTACTAAAACGCCGAGTATTACGATAACGCCTTCTATTACAAGAACGCCTAGTGTTACGGTAACGCCTTCTATCACAACTACACCAAGCATTACACCATCCATTACGACTACTCCATCTATTACCACCACACCAAGTATTACCACTACGCCTTCTATTACTACTACGCCCAGTATTACGCCGTCTATTACCACTACGCCGTCTATTACCAGAACGCCGTCTATTACGACTACGCCAAGTATTACGCCAAGTATTACGATAACGCCTTCTGTCACTACAACACCAAGTATTACTACAACGCCTTCTGTTACTATTACGCCTAGTATTACACCATCTATTACCACTACGCCTTCTATTACTAGAACCCCGAGTATTACTACTACACCGTCTATTACTGTTACGCCAAGTATTACTCCATCAATTACAACTACGCCATCTATTACTAAAACGCCAAGTATTACTACCACACCGTCTATTACAACCACACCTTCCGTAACTAGAACGCCAAGTATTACCACTACGCCTTCTATTACCAGAACGCCGTCTATTACTACAACACCTAGCATTACACCTTCTATTACCATTACGCCAAGTATTACTACAACACCAAGTGTAACTCCGTCTATTACCACCACACCATCTATTACGACTACACCAAGTATTACTACAACACCGTCTATTACAACTACACCAAGTATTACTCCATCTATTACAACTACACCAAGTATTACAAAAACGCCTTCTATTACTAGAACCCCAAGTATTACCACTACACCAAGTATTACAACAACGCCAAGTATTACTAAAACGCCGTCAATTACTACTACACCTTCTATCACTACAACGCCAAGTATTACTACAACGCCAAGTATTACTCCAAGTATTACTAAAACGCCTTCTATTACTACAACGCCAAGTATTACTACAACGCCGAGTATTACCGTAACGCCAAGTATTACTCCATCAATTACAACTACGCCATCTATTACTAAAACGCCAAGTATTACCGTTACACCATCTGTTACCATCACACCATCTATTACTACTACTCCTAGTATTACCAGAACACCAAGTATTACGACAACGCCTTCTATTACTACAACGCCTTCTATTACTACAACGCCGAGTATTACTCCAAGTATTACGGTAACGCCTTCTATTACTACAACGCCTTCTATTACGAAAACGCCGAGTGTTACTACAACGCCAAGTATTACTACTACACCGTCTATTACTAGAACGCCAAGCGTAACAACTACGCCATCTATTACTACCACGCCTAGTATTACCAGAACACCAAGTATTACTCCTAGTATTACGCCGTCTATTACCACTACACCATCTATTACGACTACACCAAGTATTACCAGAACACCAAGTATTACGACAACGCCTTCTATTACTACAACACCATCTATTACTACTACGCCAAGTATTACTAGAACGCCGTCTATTACGACTACACCATCTATTACTACTACGCCAAGTATTACTCCAAGTATTACCATCACGCCAAGTATTACCAAAACACCGTCTATTACCACTACGCCAAGCATTACTACAACGCCTTCTATTACAAGAACGCCAAGTATCACGCCAAGTATTACAACAACGCCGTCTATTACTAGAACGCCAAGTATTACTACAACACCGTCTATTACTAGAACGCCGTCTATTACTAGAACGCCGAGTATTACCACTACGCCGTCTATTACCAGAACACCGTCTATTACGCCTTCTAACACACCGGGAACAATGGTTATTGAACTTGCTAGTGGGTCAGCAAGTAGTAATACAACAACGGGAGCATCTACAGGATCACATACATGGACCGTACAATCAAACGCTACAGCGTTAGTAGCACGTGTGGCTTCACAGGCAGAATTTCCAACATACGGTAAACCGACAGCAATGTGGTGGTCTGGAAGTTGGGGAAGAACCGCATTAACAATGCAACAAGAATCAGCTAATATTGGTGATGGTATTGCTCTAACAATCTGGACATTATTCAGTCCAAATTCTGGCACAGGTGCATTAGAAATTGCGTATAACGGTACTATGTATTATCGTATGTATCATACTAATTATAAAAATGCTGTAGCCGTGTGGGATAAAGATTTTACCAGTACAAACGGCACAAGTATGTTCGTTCCATTATACACAGATGCGGATAATAGTTCTTTAATGATTGGAATTGGTGTTGGAGTAAATGCATTCGGTTCACCAAGTACGTTGTCAGCGGCAGGAGGATCTACCTCGGAATGGACAACAACCAGTACGGCATTGACATATGATTTTGAAGTAAATATGTCCAAAAAATATGCATCAAGTACAGCTGGACAGTTAGATTGGACCCACAGCCAGACGTTAAATATTAAAGCAGCGGCAATTCAATTAGAAAATATTATACCATCAGTAACACCGACTATTACACCGACACCGACGATAACTCCATCTAAAACAAGAACGCCATCGCCAGTGACGCCTTCGCCAACGCCGTCACCGACGCCATCGCCAGTAACGCCGTCACCTGTAACGCCTTCACCTGTTACCCCATCACCAGTAACACCATCACCAGTAACGCCTTCGCCAACACCATCACCAACACCTTCGCCAGTAACACCATCACCGGTAACGCCTTCACCAACGCCGTCACCAACACCATCGCCAGTAACGCCTTCGCCAACACCATCACCAACACCTGCACCAGTAACGCCTTCGCCAACACCAGCACCAACACCTGCACCAGTAACACCTGCACCAACACCCGCACCAGTAACACCATCACCGACATCTTCGTGTCAAGACGGCACGTATGCGTGTATTGGAGTAAATCTATACTATTGTAATCTCGGAACTTATGAACTAGCATGTGTGGATTATGTAGACTGTGGTGGAAGTCAATTCCTTTGTACGTAAAAATAACGGTAACTTAAAATTTAGAGAATAAATATGAATACATTTCAAGATTTACAATTATTGGTTGATGCTAACGCAATAATCCAAAATTATAACTGTGTGGATAATACAACGTGTGATGCTTTAAAATCACTCACCACGGGAAACGGATTATATCGACAAATTCATTATTTAATTGATAAACAAACACCTTTTAGAGTGTTATGGTTGCAATACGACACCACAGATGATGAGTTTATATTAAATTTATCGTGTTTTGATAAAGATAAAAACGTTATAACTCCTTTAGATTTTACGAATAGGGTTGAAGGCCCATCAAAAACATTAGTACAATCGTATATTAATACCAATCCAATAAAATGGATAAAAACGGTACCAAATGAATATAGTCTCATGTATACGACTCAAAATGCTAATATAGGACAGAAACTACAAAATACTTTACCAATAATTAAAAAGCTGTAGTAAACCTTGACTTGTTAAGTCGAGTAGATTATATTTTTCTATTGACGTAAACTATTTATACTTGTGTACAGGTTATATAAATGAGGGTTTTATGACTACAAAAAAGAAAGTTGTTAAAAAGACTGTAAGAAATCAGAGTATAAAAAAGACTGCTGGACGAGTTAAAAAGAAAGTACCTACTATTTTCGTTCAAATTGCAGCATACCGTGATCCAGAATTATTACACACTCTTCGCAGTTTATTACAAAACGCAGATCATCCAGAAAATTTGACTATTGCCATTGGTTGGCAGCATTCTCCCTATGAGAAGTGGGATAATTTAGATGAGTTCAAAGATGACACAAGATTTAAGATAATAGATATAGATTATCGTAAATCTAAAGGTGTTTGCTGGATGCGTGAAAAAATACAGAAATTGTATAATGGCGAAACTTATACACTACAACTAGATTCACATCATAGATTTACCGAACATTGGGATACGCAAGTAATAGAAATGTTAGAAGGATTGCGTAGTAAAGGACACACAAAACCACTGCTGAGTTCATACTTACCAGATTTTAATCCAGTAACAGGACCTGAAGGTGAATTACCTGCTCCGTGGATTATGGAATTTGACAGATTTGGTCCAGAAGGGCCAGTACACTTCTTACCACATACAATAGACGATTGGAGAGAACTGACATCACCAGTTCCATCAAGATTCATGTCTGGTCATTTTATATTTGCTGACGGAATATTTGTTAAAGAAGTTCCGTATGACCCAAATTATTATTTTCACGGTGAAGAAATTGATTTATCTGTTCGTTCTTATATGGCGGGGTACGATCTATTCGCACCACACAGAACTATTGCTTGGCACGAATACTATAGAGAAGGAAAGAGTAAACATTGGGAGGACCATACAAATTGGGCATCAGAAGATAGAATCTCACACGCATATCATCGCAAAATGTACGGTATTGAATCGAAGAACAGAAAATTAAAAGATAATGTACGAACACTTCAGGAATATGAAATGTATGCTGGATTGGAGTTTTCTACAAAACGTGCTCATACGATGACCATACAAAAAATACGCCCTCCAGTTTCTTTAGATGTAGAATCCCATACACAAGGATTGGTTCCTTATCATAAAGTATGTATTGATGTGTATAAAGGATCATTACCAGAGAAGGATTATAATTTCTGGGTAGTTGCGTTTACAAATAAAGATGGAATAGAATTTCATAGACATGATGCTGATGAAAATGAAATAAATATGGCTATGAGTGTACCTTATGAAGCAGATAAGTTTGTGCATATATGGAGAGCATTCTATTCTGATCAACCAGCTGATGGGTGGATCGTGTGGCCTCATAGTAAGAGTAATGGGTGGTGTGAAAGATTAACTGGTAAATTTGGACGATAATATGAGAAAAAATAAAAATATTTTCGTTCAAATTGCAGCATACCGTGATCCAGAATTACTACCCACTATTCGTGATTGTATATCCAATGCGAAGAACCCGGAAAATCTTCGATTCTGTATTGCGTGGCAGCATTCTAACGAAGATGTCTGGGACAATTTAGATGAGTTTAAAAACGATTCACGATTTATAATTCTAGATATTCCACATCTACAGACAAAAGGAACGTGTTGGGCACGGTATCAAATCCAACAACATTGGAACGGAGAAGCATATACCCTACAATTAGATTCACATCATCGTTTTGCTAAAAATTGGGATAGTATGCTAATTAAGATGGTCAAAGATTTACAAAAAGCAGGATATAAAAAACCATTATTGACTGCATATATGTCAAGTTATGAACCACATAACGATCCCACGGGACGAGCACCAGACCCGTGGTTCTTAACATTTGACAGATTCACTCCAGCTGGAGCAGTATTTTTTATACCCGCTGTTATTCCTGATTGGAAAAATCGTAAATTACCATATCCAAGTAGATTTTATTCCGCTCATTTTGGATTCACACTTGGACAATTTTGTAAAGAAGTTCCTCACGATCCGAACTACTTGTTTCACGGTGAGGAAATTTCTATTGCCGCACGAGCGTATACGTGGGGATATGATTTGTTTGCGGCACATAAACCTGTAGTGTGGCACGAATATTCACGAAATCACCGCCCTCGTAAATCGTGGGACGACATATCAGATTGGACTAATTGGGATAATCAATCGTTGGCACGTAACAGAAGATTGTTAAACGTGGATAACGAGAATGACCCTAATGAAGATTTTGGAGAATTTGGATTTGGTACACAACGTACACTACAGCAGTACGAAGAATATGCGGGAATACAATTTTCTACAAGAAGTATACAAAAACATACGTTAGAACATCGTGAACCACCCAACCCGCCAAATCAACCATTCTTTAGAATTTTTAAACATTGTATTGATTTACCATATCAATATGTACCGTATAATGACTATGATTTTTGGGCGGTAGCATTTGAAGATGAATTTGGTAACGAGATATATAGACACGATGCTACAGAAGATGATATCATACAAATGAAGAATGATCCTGACGGATATTGTAAATTGTGGAGACAGTTTCACGCAACGGCAAAACCCGCCAGATGGATTGTTTGGCCACATTCTAAATCACACGGATGGTGTGATCGATTGGTTGGAGATATCTAAAATGCAGCACAAAACAAAATTACGTATTCATAATTCCTGCAACAAGTACACTAGGTATTATAGATATTATAATTTTTTTTGGGATGCTTTGACTTACGAGTTAGGTAAAACGTTTGAAATTGAAGAAAACAGATATTTCGAACATGCCCATACAATACCAATGCCAATAAAACTCAAAAAGGCAAAATGTGATTTAGAAATTTATGAATCAGACTACGTTATAGAAAACGTAGAATCGGGTGACTTCTATATATTGACAGCGTGTGATGTATTGACCGGACACGTAATAGCTGAAAGAGAGAATCCACACTTAAAAAAAGTATTGGTGGCACAGTACATAGACCAAATTATTAAACACAACGTAGAAAATCCACATACCAGTAAATATTCCCCATGGATTTATTTTCAAAGTGGATTGACTAATTTAGAAGAATATTTTTATAAAAGAAAGTTAATACTCAATTTTAATAAAAAATTATACTTTCGTGGTAAAATTGATGACCGTCCTATTTTAAAGTACTTTTCTCCATCTATCTTGGAATCAGGCCAAACAATTAATCAAAATGATTATTTCAACGAAGCAATTAATCACGAAATCGGATTATCCATAGGCGGTGTTGGTGAGTTGTGTTATAGAGATATTGAATATATGGGAATGGGTATACCGTTTTTGCGTTTTGAATTCGCTAGCAGTCTTAAAGAACCATTAATTCCAAATGTACACTATATTTCAGTAGATAGGCCGAATGACTTACCAACAGAACAACGTACTTGTGGTGTTGGATTAGATAGGATGGGATTAGAACATCACGCAAAGTTAATAGAGCAACGTTATTTAGAAGTAATAGATGACAAAGAATTTTTAAGATTTGTATCTACTAATGCAAGAGAGTATTATGAAAAATATCTTATGTATCCGAACAATGTAAGACACACAATTAATTGGTTGGGGTTAGAATAATATGAGAATTTTAGTAACAGGTGGAACTGGGTTGGTTGGAGAAAACTTGAAACAATCTCTTCCTGACGCATATTATGTTTCTTCAAAGGATTACGATTTAACTAGTTACGAAGATACTGCGGCGTTGTTTTATTACTATCGACCAACGCACGTTATCCATTTAGCTTCTAAAGTAGGTGGCATAACGTATAATATGAAATACCCAGTAGAGTTTTTTGAAGATAATGTGTTGATGAACGCAAATGTACTAAACTGTGCTCATAAATTTAAAGTGCAAAACTTAATTGGAATGTTGTCCACTTGTATATTCCCAGATGATGTGACGTATCCTCTAACGCCTGATAAAATTCATAAGGGTGAACCACATCATAGCAACTTTGGATATGCTTATGCAAAACGCATGTTAGAAGTTCAAATACGAACATATAATAAACAATACGGAACAGATTGGACCACGATTATCCCAACAAATATTTATGGCAAATATGATCAATTTAATCTTGAAAAATCTCATGTAATTCCTGCGTTAATTCATAAGATGTATTTGAATAAAATAAATAATCAACCATTGATGAATATGATGGGTACTGGATTGGCAGAACGGGAATTTATATACGCTGAAGATTTAGGGAAAATATTAGCGTGGGCTATAGAAAATTACACAACACCAACACCATTAATAGTTTCATCAGAAACATCATATAGTATAAAATCGGTAGCAGAGCTAATTTCTAATGCTATAGGTTATGAGGGACAATTACTATTTGACGGAGATGTGTCAAAAGACGGACAATACAGAAAGCCAAGCGATTCCAATGTGGTTAGAACACTTTGTCCAATAGAATATACTCCTCTAGATGTTGGTATAAAAAATACCGTAGAGTGGTTTGTAGAAAATTACACTAACTGTAGGAAGTAAAATATGAAAATACTAGTATCTACTATATGTTTTATTCAACCCAATAAAATTAAGGATGGTGCAGAGATATATGCAACGTTTGCCAATCGTTTGATAGATTCTACGATGGAAAAAACGAATTTTGATATTCGAGTAGCAACAAACAGACCAGAACTGTTTTCCGACGCATTATTAAAATATGGTGACAGAGTTTCTTTATTTGTAGACACGTTGGAAGATAAACAGGTTTGGGTTGGTGCATTCAATCAATTACTAAAATTTTTAGCACTAAAAGATGTACCATCGAAATACGATTATGTTCTGTATTTAGATTGCGATTCATCATTCTTTAAAACAGTTGATAATGAATTGGTAACAGAAACAATTACCAAACTAGAAGAAAACAACCAAAACGGCATGGTAAATAGATCTGGTACGGGATACTTCCTGCAACAGTTAACAGAACATTGTTCAGGCATAGCAAATATGTTTAGCGCCAAATTTAATTTTTATAACTTAAACTTGAATACCGTACCACCGGAGTGGGAAGATGCTCCAATGCCATGTGAACACATACTGTTCTTAAAGAATGAAGATAATAAATTACAGATTATGTCAGATAAAATTGCTGAATTTAATGAAAAATTAGAATCTCAAATTGGACAACCGTACATCGCATGTAGTCCTGATATGGAAGCATTCGAGTTGGGTATTGGGGTAAAAGTTGCTGGTTATAAATTAGCAGAAATTGATTCATATATTCACCACGATGTATTTTGTGTAAAATATAACGGTAGTAATTGGGAAAAAGCAAAATTATAAAATGAGATAAATTATGTTAAAAACCGATGGAAATGATTATTATGTAATCAAGGATGCATGTGTTGCTGTAAAGGAAATTGAAGGTTTGGTATGTGAATTAGGATCGTATCAAGGTGGTGGACTCAAATTACTTATGGAAACATTTTCGGAAATGAATCAACGAGATAGAATATTTCTTTCGGTTGATCCATACGGAGACATTCCATATCACGATATAAATGGTATACACAGTGCGGGATATACAAATAATGTAAAAAATATGTTTCTACGAGACATACATCAATTGTCTTATGAATTGAATACATACTTTTTGTTTTTCAATATGACAGACACACAGTTTTTCAAAAGATTTTCTGATGGTATTCCTGTATACATTAACGAAGAACGTATTTATAACAAATATGCGTTAGTAATTATTGACGGACCACATGAAGTGAATATCGTTAAGGATGAATTTGATTTCTTTAAAAGTAGAATAGCTACAAATGGTATAATAGTTTTTGATGATGTTGAACAGTACCCACATGAAACTATTCACGAATATATTTTGCAGAATGGATTTGAAACGTTCAAATCCACAGGATATAAGCACGCATATAAAAAAGTTGTATGAAAATTGCACTTCTGCTTTCAGGTCAACCACGATTATATGAGGAAGTTTTTCCACACATAAAAAAACATATATTAGACGTATATGATTGTGATGTATATGCACATGCGTGGTGGGACGAAGCGGAATCACACGATGTAGTACATCGTTCACCCTGGTCACAGTCTTATAAGTTTGACGTAGATAAACAATTTCCTATTAAGTTTAATAACTTATACAATCCCAAAAAGTTTCAAATAGATAAACCATTATTTGATAGCACGGAAGATTCGCAGAATATTTTCATTGAGTCATTGAAAAAATTGTATCCGACTACAAATGGGTGTGAAGTTTTTTATGAAGATAAAAGTATGTTAGGTCCAATTCATAAATTTATTTCAATCGAAAAAGTATTTAATATGGTGAATTGGGATGAAAATTATGATTGGATTGTTTTCTGGAGATATGATTTACAGCCAGATGTATTTCCCGATTTAACTATCTTAAATGAAGAAGTATTATACGCATATACCGATTATTGGTGTTCTTGGTGTGATAGAGATGATAGAGCGTGGCCAGATAATCATGGATTTATAGATACTGGATTTATACTACATCCTAATTGTAAACATGCTTTAAATATTAAAAATTTTTACTTTGATGAGTGTATGAAAAATAATTTATTGTGTAGTGAATCACACAAATGGAAGCACAAACCAATTCCAGAAACAGTCTGGTCGTTGAACGTGTGGTACAATAAAATAAAAACAGTTATGTTACCATCTAAAGACTTTTCAGCAAGTTTAATTCGACGAATTGATGAGTACGGAGACTTAAGACCATGAACGAACAATATATATTTTTTGATGTAGGAGCAAATAATGGTGATAGTTCTGTGCCAATTATACGCAAAAATCCAGATGCTAGAGTATATGCATTTGAACCTGTTCCTGCTTTAGTGAATTACATAAAACAACAAACAAAAGATTATCCTAACTATGTTGTAACACAAACTGCTGTTTCTGATTTTAATGGAACGGCATCATTTCGTATATCAGGCGAACCATCAAAAAAAGAAATTCAAACATTTGTAGATTTAGACTTTCATAAATTCGTGGAACATAATTGGCATGGATGTAGTTCTTTACTAGAATTGTCGGATAATGTATTGGATTCTTGGTACGGAAGAACGGATATGTTAGTTCTGGAAGAAATAGAAGTTAATGTCATTAGATTGGATTCTTTTATACAACAAAATAACATAGACCATATTGATTTTCTTTGGGTAGATACACAAGGATCAGATTTAAATGTATTGAAAGGTTTGGGAGACTACATTCATATAGTAAATTCTGGAACGGTAGAAGCTGCAAACAAACCAGACATTTTATATAAAAATCAAAATTCTAAAGAAGAAACAATTGAGTATTTAAAACAATGTGGATTTAACGATATACGAGTGTCCACGAATGACCCAGCAGATAATGAAGTAAATATTTCTTTTTATAGAGGATAAGTTGTGAAAATTAAATTTCTTCCAAACTGGTGTTCTTCTGAACAAGGTACAAAACGATTATTTGACCAATTTTATATAGGACAAGATTTAACAAATGTAGAATTTGTTCACGGTGATGAATTTGACGTTATTTTTTATTGCGGATATGAAACGCAAGTCGTACCGTCTGGAATAAAAAAATATATTTTTAATATGGAACCGTGTTGGTCGGGAAACGTACAAAGAAACAATTCGGGTATTGATGCTACAATCTTCGCTCAAGATAAAAACATATTTGATGATTCGACTAGAGTAGTTGAGTGTCCAACCTATATGTTCTACGGAGCTGGTGGCGAAAATTGGACTGTAGAAGATACCAAAATTGATTACGAAAAAACAAAAAATATCAGTTGTATATTGTCGGATAAAAGAAACATTTACAATATATCTTCATGTCTATACGATAAACGAGATGATGTAGCTCAATACTTGATGCGTTCGAGTGTATCGGTAGATGTATTCAGAGATTGTGATTCTCCAAATTGCGTTGGTGGACTCCCAAGAAAAATTGAAGGATTAAAACCATATCGATTTAGTATTGGTATAGAAAACAGTAGAGAACAAAACTACATTTCAGAAAAATTTTATGATGCAATTTTAACAAACACCATCCCAATATACTACGGTGCAAAAAATATCAAAGAGGTTTTTCCTGAAAATGGGTATTTTGTAATAGATGATTTAGAAGATTTAGATGGCATTGCCAACCTACTAAAACATATAAACGAAAACGCAGAAGAACTTTATCGACAAATGTTACCAGAAGCACTAAAAATTAAACAGAGATTTTTTAATGAATTTAATCTCATGACAAAAATTATAGAAGTAGCGGAGAGTGGTATATGAAAACTATAGGATTTTGGGATAACAATCTAGGATTGCGTGGTACTAGTGTTGCTATGTTTCTTTATGCAAAATATAACGAAGAAATTTTAGGAAATCGTAGTGTCATATATTCACACAGTGCTGTTAGAGAAGATATAGGGGATAAGTCTACACTAGATAAATTCGAAAAACAGTTTCCAGGTCGTGTACATCTAGTCGGTAGAGAATTGGGTGGATTGTACGATGTTCAGACGCATATGTTGAGAGAATATAACGCTGAATATTTTTATTATATTAAAGCCGGACAACGTGATGGTGGTATGTTAGATGAAAATTATATCAAAAATTTAATACACGCAGTATTTTTGTTTAATGAACCACACGGACATCGATATATGTATGTGTCTGATTGGTTGGCTGGGACGATGGGATATTCACCTAGAGAAAATCACGCGGTACCTCATATCGTTGAACCGTTGCCTGTAGTTGACGAAGATTTAAGAGATGAGCTAGGTATACCAAAAACAGCGACGGTGTTTGGGTGTTATGGTGGTCCAACTGAATTTAATATTGATTTTGTACATATGGTGATGGATAGAGTCTTGTCAGAACGTAATGACATTTATTTTATTTTTATGAATATACCAAGTACTCATCGTGGTATAACACACACGCATGAAAATTATAGATGGTTGCCTGGTACGTGGGATTTAACTCGAAAGGCTAAGTTTGTTAAAACATGCGATGCTATGTTACACGCCAGAGGAGGTGGAGAAACGTTCGGAATGGCTGTGGCAGAATTTAGTAGCGCAAATAAACCTGTAATAACATACGGATTATCGGGAGAACGATGTCATCTGGAAATTTTAGGAGACAAGGGATTAATTTATAACAGTTATGAAGAGCTTTATGACATTATTAATAACCTTGGTACATATTTAAAGTATGAGGATTGGAACTGCTACAGAAATTTCTCCGCAGAAATTATAATGGACAGATTCAATAAAAACTTTTTAAATTGAGATAATAGATATGACAAAGGTTATCGTAACAATGACAACGTTACCTCGAAGATTATTTGAGGTTGATTCTGAATGGGGAATTCGTCCGTCTTTAAAGACGATATTAGAACAATCAAACGCTGACTACGAAGTACATTTAAATGTTCCATACGAACACAGAGGTCAGCAAATAACAGTTCCCGATTGGTTAAGAGAATGGCAATCAACATACAAACATTTAAAAGTGTTTAGATGTAAAGATTACGGTCCAATAACAAAGATATATCCTACACTAAAACGTGTAACTGATCCGAATACTATTCTTATAACGGTAGACGATGATCTTGCATATAACGATGGATTTGTCCAAGCTCACATAGACGCTCAAACGAAGTATAAAGAATGTGCCATAGGATATGCTGGAATGGGTTCTATTAATGAATCACTTCCGGCTGACAATAGAGGCGTTCATCCAACCGGTGGACAACATTTCGTTACATCGTTAGCGGAAGATATAAGAGTGAGAATGTTAGAGGGATATAAAACTGTGTCTTATTTAAGATCATTTTTTTCTGAAGATTTAAAGGATTTAGAAAACTTTATGGCACAACATTGGAATGATGATATTGTGTTGTCTGCTTATATGGGATATAAAAATATAAAAAAGATAGTGTTGAAGTGTGAAAATTGTAATGGAGACAATTCACCACGCGTAGAAACATTCCCAGTAATAAGAATGGTTCCTATTACGTCCGATATTCACGGTTGTAATGCATTTAGAACCAATCAATCTATTCAAAAAAATATGGAAGATGTGAGTAATATGTGGTATAAACTTGGATATCTGGAGAGATAAAATATGTCTAATATTATTGAAGCATTAAATGTATACAATGTGTTTTCACCTAAAATGCGTTTGGGTGATAACAGAGATGGTGGTTATATAATTAACGAAACAATTGCAGAAGTTTCAAATAAACTTATTACTGTTGGATTGGGTTCTGATTACTCTTTTGAAAGAGATTGGTACAATAAATTCAAGACTCCAATTGAAGTATATGACGGAACGTGTTCTTGTGGCGGTCTGTGTCACGAATTTAAAGATAATATCAATAAAGATATTTTCTTTATAAAGAATAACGTGGGATATGATGAGGGTAATATGCCGATAAACGTATTACTAGATAGAAAATCAGATATTCTGTTGAAAGTTGACGCAGAAGGATCTGAATACACTATGTTTGATAATGTTAAATTGGGTTCAAATATTGCAGGATTTATCCTAGAAGTACACGATATACACGTTAGAGAGCATCAAGAAAAACTAATCAGTTTGATTGAAAATCAATTTTCTGATCTTTTGTTGTTTCATATTCACGGTAATTCTTGGGGAAACACCTTTACATTAAATTTGAGTAAAACGGGAAATCGTGGTTTGGAAATACAAAATTTTCCACATGTACTCGAATTATCTTTCGTAAACAAAAGACTGCTTGGTAATTTTGAGTTAGAAACGACATCATTCCCAATTCAAGGATTAGACTACAGTAATCACCCAGATAAACAAGATATTCAACTTCCGTGGATAAACGCATTATAATAAAGGTATTTTATGATAAACTTAAAGGATATATTACAGACTTTATCTGAAGATGGTAAATCTTTCGTTATAAATCTCGGAGATAAAGTTTTACGATTCACGATAGACGAGATTCCTAAAACTGAGCAAGAATCTTCACAACAAGTAGACAATACTGTTGAAGAATTCAAAACTTTAGAAAATTCTGATACGACCATAGTAACCGCTCTTTGGAATTTAGGTAGAGGGTCACTCGGTGATGATTTTAAACGTCCGTATTCTTATTATCTTGACAAATTTGCAGAGTTACTCAAAACTCCTTCAAATTTATACATTTATGTAGCAAAAGAAGATGAAGAATTTGTTTGGAAGCATAGATCAAGAAAAAATACTCATGTCAAAGTTATGGAGTTAGAAGAACTAAAAACTTGGTTTCCCTTCTACGAAAAAGTACAAGAAATTAGAAATACTGAAAATTGGAAGAAACAGGCAGCATGGTTAGAAAACTCTCCACAAGCAAATTTAGAGTTTTATAATCCGGTAGTTATGAGCAAGATGTTTTTACTGAACGATGCATCAATCAGTAATCCATTTAATACAAATTATTTTTATTGGTTAGATGCAGGCATCTCCACGACAGTACATCCAGGATATTTTCATCACGATGTCGTTTTAGAAAATCTACCAAAATTAACCGAAGAAGTTGATGCGTTTATATTCTTATCATATCCGTATGAGGATGGATATGAAGTTCATGGCTTTCCACGTACTGATATTGAAAGATATGCCAAAACACAACATTTAAAATATGTGTGTCGTGGTGGATTTTTTGGTGGTTCCAAAACTTCAATAGCAACGGCAAATAGTAATTATTATAATCTTTTACGACAAACCCTAGAAAGTAATTTTATGGGTACGGAAGAAAGTATATTTGCTGTAATGGCACATCTATATCCAGAAACAATATATAGATTTGAACTTTCAGGCGACGGTTTGGTATGGCCGTTTTTTGAAAAATTAAAGGACGTAGACGAACTTATAAAAAATTTACCGCCGAAAGAACTAACACCAAAAACTGCTAAAGTAAATCTGTATGTTCTTGGATTTAATTCTACAGAACAATTTGAATCTGTCGTGAAGTCCATACAATCGGCTGATGACACTATGTTTACACGATGTAGAAAAATATTAGTAAATAACTCTACGGATACTAGTTTATTTGAACAATACGATAAGTTATGTGAACTGTATGGGTTCGAGGAAATTCATAGAGAGAATTTAGGTGTATGTGGTGGTAGACAATTTATAGCAGAACATTTTAGCGAATCCGACGCTGATTTTTATATGTTTTTTGAAGACGATATGCATATTAACAACGAGTCTTTTATTGGTAAGAACTGTAGAAATGGATTTAGATCACATATACCAAACTTATATGAAAAGCTCGTTAAAATTATGGTAAAAGAAAAATTTGATTTCTTTAAAATGTCTTTTTCCGAATTTTACGGTGATAATAGTGTGCAGTGGGCTTGGTATAATGTACCACAATCAGTTAGAAATGAAGTTTGGCCTAACTATAATAAGTTACCTGAACACGGAACTGATCCAAATGCTCCAAAAACTGTTTTTGATACAATTCACATTGTGGATGAAACTCCTTATATTAAAGGGCAGATTTATTACAGTAATTGGCCACAAATAGTCAGTAAAGAAGGTAATCAAAAAATGTTTTTAAACACAAAGTGGGCTAGACCATACGAACAAACATGGATGAGTCATATATTCCAACAAACCAGAAAAAACGAATTAACTAGTGGAATTTTCCTTGCGTCACCTATAGAACACAATAGATTTAATTTTTATCAGAGTGAATTGAGGAAGGAATCCTAATGTAAAAGACATATAGTTTTATATTTATACTAGTGTATCTTTAACAACGTGGATTTATGGGATTAAAAGAACAGGTCCAAGCCGGGGCAAAAATTACCAGAGACGTTATTACAGTTACCGATACGGTCGGTAGTGGTTCGGTTGCCCTTGGGGGTTCTTTTCTTATATTAAGTATAGAATCTACACAACCTGCTAGATTACGAATCTATGACACAATTCAGAGTAGAGACGATTCTACTGAAATTTCCCGTATATTTGGTTCAACCGTACCACCAACCGTAGCACTTGTCGGTGACTACAGTATGAGTTTAAGTAATACAGTATATACGATAAACCCAGCGTCAATAGGACATACGAATTCGGCAACTACACCATTAACGTATTATAGATGCACGCCTTCGGGTTCCTCCTTTAAAATTAATAGGCTTTTAATAGAAGATACATCTATAACTCCTGCGATTAATACATCGTACACAGAAAATAATCGTAGATTAATACAAATAACACCTTCTTCGACTATTGCGGCGTTAGCGTATGCAAGTGGTACATTTACCAGTATTACGTCACCAACTGTACCAAAAACTTATATAATGGTAAGTGCTTCATTAGCAAACTCTAGCCACATGGTTAGATTTAGAATGTATAATAATAGCGGTAGTATATATAATGTTAGTGAAAGAAATAGATTATTTGCAACTGAACCATCGGAATCAATTGGATTAATAATAGATACTGTTATCTCTGGAAGTAATATAGTTTATTTTACTCCTAAAATCATAGGAGCTAATTTACAAAATATGGGAAACGACTTATCGGAATTAATCACAGATCCAACAAAAATGGAAGGAATAAATTCTGTTTATTATTATATGCAGAACGTATCATCTTCGGGTTCTCCTATAACTCCAACTGTAAACTTACATGTATTTTCACTAGAAGATTAAACTATGACTACTAGCTCAGCTTTTTATCCATACGCTTCTGGAAGTTTATACACCTCATCATTTGCCTTATCTTCGTCTTACGCAAATAATGCACAATACTTGATGTACGTATTTACAGCTTCTTTCGCAGAGTCGGGTACTTCTGGATCAAAAGGCGATCTTGGAGTTCCTGGAATTTGTAAAATAACCTATGAACAGTATTTACAGTTAAGAGCAAATCCTTCGTTAAAAGAAGTTTGCAATTTTAACTAGAGTCGGCATATGAGTATACAATTTATACCATTAGGATTACCAATTAGTACTTCTTTCGCAGTTTCGGCAAGTGTAACTATTGCATCGGCAAATACACCTACCACCGCGGCACTTGCCGCTTACGCTGAAAATTTACTAGGTTTGCCTGGTGACCCGTATAAAGAAGTAGATGCTTCACCAACGTTAATTGTTGTTCCAACATAATTAGGAGAATTTTGTGGCTGTATTTTTTCCATTCGGTATTCCTTCTACGGGTTCCTTCGCACAAACAGCTAGTTCTGCTTACGCATTAGTAAACAATCCATCTGTTGTAGCAGCACGTGCGTTGGTTGGTGTTATAGGACCAAAAGGTACTCCTGGAATTCAAGCTACAAGTTGTCCGCCTGGTTATTATAATGCGTTAACTACGGTCACGGATGCCTATGACACATACCCATCAGTACCGCCGCATTCTGGTAGAGAAAATTATTTTTTATGTTATCCAATTCCCTCTCCATCCATAACCCCAACAAAAACACCGACAGCTACCCCGACGATGACAGTAACACCGTCAGTAACAACTACGCCGTCGGTTACCCCAAGTGTAACTGTAACACCTTCTATAACAACTACACCATCAGTTACCAGAACGCCTTCTATCACTAGAACACCGAGTATCACAACTACGCCGTCTATTACGACCACACCTTCTGTTACTACTACGCCTAGTATTACTAGAACACCATCTATTACACCGTCTGTGACAGTAACACCTTCTATCACAACAACACCGTCAATAACGGTTACTCCAACTATAACATCTACACCTTCAATTACACCGTCAATAACTGTTACACCAAGTTTAACACGAACACCATCTATTACCACAACACCATCTATTACCACAACACCGTCTATAACTCCAACTAGAACAGTAACTCCATCAATAACACAAACAACAAATCAATCTGTAACACCAACGCCTACTCTTACACCTTCTATAACAACTACACCATCAATAACAGCAACTCCATCAATAACAGCAACTCCATCAATAACGCCGTCGATAACAACTACTAGAACTGTTACCCCAACGGTAACGCCCTCAATAACAACAACCCCATCGGTAACTACGACACCAACTAATACACCAACTCCATCGGTAACACCTTCTGCTACCACAATTAATTATGTATTTTGTGAGTGTACTACAGTTCCAAGCTGTAATAATTATCCAGATCCTACTGGTGGTGGATGTACAGCAGTTGCTGAAGCACTTACTCTCGGAACGTGTTGGCCGTGTACACAAGGAGTAGTAACGCCATCAGTAACACCGAGTGTCACTGCTACCCCTTCAATTACTAAAACACCAAGTACTACAGTAACTCCATCAATAACAACTACGCCAAGTATTACGCCAAGTATTACGACAACGCCGTCTATTACCACTACACCTTCTATTACTAGAACGCCAAGTATTACCGCTACGCCTTCTATTACTAGAACACCAAGTATTACTCCAAGTATTACCACTACGCCGTCTATTACTAGAACACCAAGTATTACTCCAAGTATTACCACTACGCCGTCTATTACTAGAACACCAAGTATTACTAGAACGCCTTCTATTACACCATCTATTACGCCAAGTATTACTACTACTCCAAGTATTACGCCGTCTGCAACAAAAACGCCTGCGCCCGTAACGCCTTCACCAGTAACACCTTCGCCGGTGACGCCTTCACCGGTGACGCCTTCGCCGGTGACGCCTTCACCAGTGACGCCTTCACCAGTAACACCTTCGCCAGTGACGCCTTCACCAGTAACACCTTCGCCAGTGACGC